GGACGACGACTTGTGGGTGCTGCCCTTGCCGGTTCCGCTGGTGCGGTAGCCGGGGCCGGGGCCGACGCCTCCGCGTCCGCGCCTGCGGGGCGGTCGGCCTCCTGCGGGCCGTGACTTCGCCATTGCTCCTCCTCCAAGGTGTCGACATGTGGTAGGTCGCCAGGGCGTGAAGCCACGCCGTGGCCACGGGGGCTTCCCTCGGTACGCCCTGGCGACCCGCCGACCCGCTCGGCCCTGACGCTAGGCGTCTGCGCTCATTGCTGGTCGACAGCACTGGTCTCGTGTTGAGCCCGGCAAGCCGGGGGAACTCATGCCACCAGTGCATCCGTGCCGTGCCGGGACTTGAACCCGGGTTACCCCCCACGTAGAAGGTCTCTACGCTGGACCACGGCGGTACTTGACCAGTCCGGGTCTCTGCGCATCCGCAGCTCACCGTGTGTCCCGTGTCCGGGCGGTGGGTCCTTCCTGGCCGTTCCTGTTACCAGCGGTAAGGCCCGTCGCGGCCGGATGCCTGGATTTTCGCTTGGGCCGGGGTAGCTACTCCCCGGACAGCTAGGTCAACCAGGTCCCATTTTCCCTCCGTGGGGACGGGAGGACTCGAACCTCCATACCTCGCTCTTCGCCTCGGCTGATCAGGCCGTGGACCGATTCACCTGTGCGCACAGGCTGCACGACCGAGCACGCTCCTCCACTGAGCTACGTCCCCGTGTTCGGTTGTGGTGCCCACCCGACCGTGGGGCCGTCGCCTCCACGGCCGGGTGGTGCCATTTTTCGCTTGGGCTGAACCCCGTCGGGTATGTCAGCTAGGCATGGCTGCCTCCGTGGATCGGCTGGCATCGAAGCCAGCAGCCGTACGGCCGTACCCCTTGCGGGACGCTGCCCGATCCTCCCCCCGTCTCTCCGGGGTGTCTCGCGCCGTTCGTGGCCTCCTCCCCCGAGGCGTGGGGGCATCCCCGGCGCTTGGCACCTGTGGTGTACCTCAGTCCGCCGACCGGTGCCCCGTCGGGTTCCTGGTGGAGAGGGTCAGATTCGAACTGACGGCGGCCAGCGCAACCTGGCCGTCTTGGGATAGGGCTCGATCCATCCAGCGGGCCGCGAGTCCGCCTACCGTGGAACGAAATACCTACCCTCACCCGTGGGCCGCTTCGGGAACCTCTCCTGGGCACGGCACCCGATGGCGGCCGGGTGCCGTGGGTCTGTCACTTGTACCAGGGCCACTTCGGCTTCGTCTTGGGCGTGGCCTTGGCCTTCTTGAACACGGGGACGATCTTTCCGGCCACTGAGCTGTCGGTGGTCCTGCCGTCCCCCGCGCTAGCGCCGTACCCCTTCGGGTGACCCCTGCGGCCGAACCACTTGTTGGACGACTTGCCGGACTCGTTGCCGAGGTGCCGGGTCTTCTTGGTCATGTCTCCTCCTGCGGATTTCAGGCGGTGAACGGGTCGTCGTCCTCCACCTCGCGCTTGGTGCCGGTCGTGGTCACCTCGACCGGGGACAGGACGATCGTGCCGTCGTCTTCCTTCTCGACGGTGTAGAACTCCTCGGTCGCGTAGCCACCGAGGGCGATCCGGCCGTTGGTGCCGACCTTGTAAAGCTTGAGCTTGGGCATTGCGACGTCCTCCTGGGTGCGGGTGCGATACGTGGGTGGGGCAGGAATCGAACCTGCGTCGTCGGCTTCAACACCTTGGCTCTACCACTGAGCTACACCCCCGGGGGCGGTGGGTACCGGTTCGGCCGACCTCCCGAGCAAAACGGCTTGTCGCTCGGGTTGACAGACCAAGGAGGCGTTGGCCTCACCGGCACCCACCGTCAGTCGTGACCCTACACCACGTCGCCGGGACGAGTCGCGGGCGTCTCGGTGGGTGGGGTTTCCGGGTCACGGCGGGCCAGGATCTCGGCCCGGATGTTGGAGAAAAGGTTGTCCCAATCGGCGTCCGCCGGGACGGAATCGATCTCCAGGTCGGGGATCGGCTGGACGAGGAAGCCGACGAGCCATGCCCGGTCCGAGCTGTCACCCATCAGGGTTGCGGCAACGGGGGACCGGTGCTCATGCCACCGGGGGTAGAGCGTGTCGAGACCCCCGGCGAGCTTCTGGGCGAAGATCCGGTTGATCGTGTCGGCGATTCCTACGTCCATGGGGGCGTTCCTCCTCGGGTGGTCTGTCGGGTTCCACGCTAGTCGTCCTGGTGGCCGCTGTCAATGCCGAGTGGACAGGTGCCGTCGATTCAGGCTTGACATCTCGGGATCTTCCGTCACGCTTGAAACAGGACGGAACACCCTGGAACACCCCGATGGAGGCGGTGGGCGCGATGGCGCAGGTACTGGAGAAGGACGTATTCGAGCCCCCAGTGATCAACCCCTGGCGGCGGCGGTACCGCCCGTCGCAGGAGCAGGTCCGCTTCGCCACCGACCTCTGCCGCACCGAGCTGGCCTATGCCGAGCGGATCGCCACCGTCAACACCTTCGCCGCCCTGGACGGCCAGGACATGTCGGAACTGATCGAGCGCCTGAAGGGTGTGCGGGCTGCGCGGCTGGCGCGGCTGCGGCGGCCCCGGCGGACGCGGCGGTAGCATCGAGGGGCTCCTGAGAAGGCGCAGCAAGGCCCGGTCCTCCCCCGTGGGACCGGGCCTTGCTGTATCCGGACACGGGAACGCCCCGAGCCCCCTGGCATTCGCCTCGCGGGGGTAGTCGGGGCGTTTTGAGTGTCGCAGCACTGCCGCGATTGATCCCGGGTTCCCGGCCGCCCCAGGGCTCACGCTCTGGGATCGTCCGGCGGCCAGCCTACCCGTAGGCGGAGCTGGCGGGCATGAGCGTGTCGGCGGGGGCGGCGATGCGGACCAGCGTGTGCTCCCGGCCCATGAGGAACAGTCCGGCCTGCACGAGGGCGTCGATGCGGTCGGGGCTGGCCGAGTCCTCGGGCACCCACGTGCACATCTGGTCCTCCAGTTCGATGAACGTGCCGACGTGGTGCCAGCGGTTCTGTTCGTAGCGGGAGGCGACGGGCTGGGCGCGCAGCTTCTTCCCGGCCAGAGAGGTGACCTCCTTGACCGGGGGCGGGCCGGGCGGGAAGAGGCATCCCTTGCAGTCCTCGTCGTCGCACCCGGGGGCGTGCTCCTTCTGCATCTCCGCGTAGGCGTCGGTGATGACCTGCATGAGCCACTTCTTGCCCATGTTGGTCTCGATGACCATCCAGGTGGCGTCGTACTGGATGAACATCTGCCAGGCGCGGCGGGCGGCGGCGTGCCCGACGATCTTCTTGGTCCAGTCGGCCAGCACGTAGTCGCGGTCGTGGTAGTCGCGGCCTGCGGCGATCAGCCCGGTTTCGTCGCCTGCCCCGGTGGCGCCGGGGTCCATGGATATGACGACCTGCTTCAGTTCGGGCAGGTCAGCGGCCTTGATGCGATTGTTTTCGATCATGGGCCGGTTCCACAGCGCGCCCTCGATCTCTTCGAGGAGGTAGCCGTACAGCTCCTGGAGTCCGGCCCGGGTGCCCTCGTACTTCTTCTTGAGGGCGTCGATGACCTTCCGGCTCAGGTTCATGATGTTGTCGAAGATCGAGCCGGTGGTGATGACGACCGTGCCGTCCGTCTCGTGCTGCCACTCGATCAGCAGCTTGATCGGCTTCGGGGTGGTGGTGACCACGGCGCGCGGATGGTCGCCGATCAGCGGGGCGCGCAGCGACGGAAGCAGGCCCTCGTACCAGGCGTCGTAGGTGTAGCGCCACTTCGCCAGCTCGTCCAGCCAGGCACCGGCGGCGTTGAAGCCACGGCCGACGTCGGCGTTGTCGGCACCCTCGAAGTAGATGATCTGGCCGGTGGCGAATTCGATCATCAGCTTGGGGGACTTGCGGTACCAGAAGTCCTTGCCCTTCTCCAGGCCCATGCGGTGCAGGATCGACAGCAGGCCCGAGTTGCCCTCGATGCAGGCGGTACGGCAGTCGTTGAGCGTCTCGGCGATCACGAGCCACTCGGTGCGCTGGCCGAAGGCGTCTACCGGGTGCTCGAACACGCGGTCCAGGAGGTCTTCGGCGCCGGTGCGGGTCTTGCCCCACCCTCGGCCGGAGCGGATCAGCCAGACCAGCCAGTCGCCGGGCGGACGGAACTGTTCTGGGCGTCCGAGCCACCACCAGGCGCCCTTCTGGATGTCTTCCAGAGTCTCGCGGGTCTGCTTGCTCAGCCACATGCGGCGCAGGGGCGGAGGGAGCAGGGCGAGCTTCTGGGCGGCGGACAGGCTCATGATCGAAAACTATCCGGGGATGGCGCTGACCAGTGGCCTTTCGGCTGGAGGCACTGCCCGGGTGCCGGATCCAGGCGGTCGTATCCGCAGCTCATGCACGGGTCGTGGCTGGCGTCGTGGTTCGCCCAGCGGCCGAGCGGCGCGCAGTTGTGCAGGCCGATCCGTTCGCATGGGCGCGGTGCCCGGGGGTCGTCCATTCGCCCGGCAGGACGACCCCCGGCCGCGCCTGCCCTCACTGCGGAGGAGGTGCAGGAAGGGCGGCGTCAAGGCCGCGCAGCGCCTCCTTCGCGCTCGCGGTCAGCTCCTCGTACCCGGCGGCGATCTGGTCGGGGCTCATGCGCTTCACCATCTCGTCCAGCGTCGCCATGATCCGGTCGTGCTGCACACCGACCTCGACGCGGACGGCGGGCTTCCCGGCGGCGTCGGTGCTGGCGGCCACGGTAACGGACGTCTGCTGGCCGGTGGTGGCGCCCTTGTTGAGCGTCTCCAGGCCCAGGGCGGCCCGCTCGATGCGGGCGGCCGTGTCGAGCATGAGCACGAGGGCGTGCGGGCTGATGGCGGAGATGTCCAGGGTCTCCAGGCGCTCCAGCGCCTTCTTCATCAGTTTCCCGGCGGCGGTCGCGTGGCGGCGGGCCATCTCCTCGCGGGCGTCCTGGAGGCGGATACCGGCGATGCGGTCCAGTTCGGCATCCCAGCGTCCGGCCCGCTCCACCCACTTGCCGAACCGGGCGATGCGGGTCACGGCGCCGTACGTGAGCGAGGACATCTCCGCGACCTGGGCGACGGTGCGGATCCGGCCCAGGTCGCGGTACATCAGGAACATGCCGTGGTTGCGGGGCGACTCGGCGGGCTGCTTCAGCCACGGGTCTATCGCCGGGTCGTACTCCAGCTCTTTGCGCTCCAGGGCGTTGAGTACTTCGGGGGCGCGAGAGTGGTCGTTTCCCTTGCGCTTCGGTCGGCGTGTCATGGGCTCCTCCTACGGGAGCCAGCCTACCGGTCAGTGCAGACGGTGCGGCCGGACGACCAGGTCCGGGAAGTCCTCATCGTCATCCCAGACGCCGAACAGCCGGTCACGGTGCCTGGGCTTACCGATCAGCCCGGCCTTGACCTGTTCCGCAACCTTCTCGTCGGCGAACACGTCAATGAGATCCCACGCGCTGTACGGGTCGACGCGCGACGACCACAGCAGCCAGACCTTCACAGGCCGGGCCATAGCAGCTCCTTCGGGACGCCCAGGGACTCCATCGCGCTGGCCCACACCGCAGGGGCACCGGCCCATACCTCGACGTCCTCGGCGACCTGCGGGGGGATCTCGTCGGGGTCCACGCGGCGGCCACGGTGGACGCGCAGGTCGGCGGCCTGGGTGATGGGCGGGCGGTAGATCAGGGCGTCGGTGCGGCCACGGTCCATGGTCGTCTCGCCGTGCCACTCGTACAGGTAGGCGCTGAAACCCCACGGGAACCAGCCGGACCAGACGATCTGCACGGGGGCGGCGAGGTCGGGGGGCAGGAAGGCGACCTCTTCACCGTCGAACGGGCCACCGGCCAGGACGAGGCGGGCGCAGTTGCTGGCGGGGGTGTGCGGCCAGGCCCAGTTAGCCATCACCGGCTCCTCTTCGGGTCGTTTTCGATCATGATGCGGTCGGGGCATCGGGTGTAGTGACACGGGTCGGCCCGGAAGATCCACTCGTAGGCGACGGCGTCGGCCTGCCGGTAGAACGCCCACTGCTTCACCCCGCCCTGGTGCCCGCACGCCGAGCGGACCCACCACGAGAACGAATCATCGCGCGGGAGTCGCTGGTCGGTCGGCCACTGGCCGTCGGGCATGGGGCGCACCAGCCACACGACGCCGGGTTGCTTGGCGGGCAGGTTGCGGGCCAGCCACGTGTCCGTCCTGGAACCGGCCGGAGCCCGGCCCTCTGAGGGGAGGGCCGGGCTCTGGCGCTTCAGGTTCTGCTCGTGGCGTGCCCGGTCGCGGGCGGTCACACCCACTGCGGAAGCGCGTTGGTGCGCTTCCGCAGGTTGTAGAGGTCCACGATGACCCGGGCGACCTGCTTGGACAGGTCACCGGTGTAGGTGATCTTCAGGCCCCGCGCGTTGCCGACGATCCCGTCCGGGCCGCCGGGAACGTTGGACAGGCGCTTGATCAGCTCGTTCACGTCGATCTTCGGTCCGTCCTCGGGGGCCGGGTCGGTGTGCCGGGCGAGCACCAGACCCAGGCCCAGGATCATCGGCCCCTGCACGGCGGCCGAGCGGTGACCGAACGCCGCCGCGAGGACCGCCAGGGTGGCCTCTGCGGCGTCGGGGGACTTGGCGTAGACGCGCTCCAGGCTACCGATGGCAGTGATCCGGGAGGCGGCGGTACCGCCCGCGCCGACGTGCCAGCCGTGACGGGTCATGGATTCGGCCAGCCGCAGCGAGTCCGGGTTCTTTTCGACGCAGGAGACCAGGAAGGCATCGACCTTGGACACCTTGTCGGTGTCGTTGAGCAGCCGGAAGAGGGCGGCTTCCTGCGGGATGCTCAGCCCGTAGTACTGCATCGTCATGATGGGGCCGGAGTACTCGGCCAGTTCGGCGGCGCAGTAACGGTGCTGGCCGTCGATGACGTGGATCCGCTTGGCCGATCGGTACGACGTGGTGAGCACACCGAGGGCGTCGGGCCGGAAGCTCGCGGCGAGCTGCTTGACCCGGGAGTCACGCAGGGAGCGCTGGACGTTCGAGTCAACGTAGAGGTCGCCGACCTTGCGCTGGACCATCTCGAAGCCGGTCTTCGGGTTGCTCATGACTTGTTGGTCTCCTTCATCTGCCTGATGATCTTGTCGAGGTCCCGGCGGACCTTCATCAGCCGGGCGTGCGCCGGACCGACCTGCTCCCAGGCCAGTTCGGAGTTGGGGGCACCCAGGGCGCTCAGGCCGGTCGTCAGCCCCTCCAACTGCGGGAGGGACCGTTCCCATGCGGTGAGCTGCTTGGCGGCGGCGGCGGACGCCACGACCGCCGCCGGGGGGGCCGGTACGGGGGTGATGGAGCCGCGCATCAACCGCTGATAGTTGGCGGAGATGGTGCTTTCCTTCGAGTCGATGGCGGCCAGGGCGGCGACGGCCGCCGCCTGCCTCTCCTCGGAGACGCGCCGAAGACCGGTCGCCATCGAGTAGACGGACCAGAGGCGCCGGGCGGTGGACCCCGAGATGTCGAACGGCTCACAGAGCACGCTCAGCGCGTAGTCGTCGCTGTGATGCGGCGACCGGCCCGGGGGGCGCTCCCCCGTGTAGGTCTTGCGGCGCAGTTCGACGCCACGGCGGCGGGCGGCCTGGGCGCGCTTGATGGCGGCCGGTTCGTCCAGGCGACGCAGCAGCTCCCAGAGGCGGCACACCTCGGACCACTTCATCGGCCGGGCCGAGTCGTCAACGTCGTCTTGCATGTCGGCGGTGAGGCGCTTGGCGGCGTCCTCGATGGTATCGACGAAGACGGCCTTGATCCGGCGGTACTGGCTGCCGTCGAGTGCACCGGCCATCAGGAAGTGGGCGCGCAGGCGACGGGCGCCGGAGATGAGGGTTCCGTCGGTCCAGAGGGTGAGGGGCTGGCGCAGGCCCTCGGCCTTGATGCTTCCGCCGAGCCCGCTCAGCGGACCCATGGACTTGCGCACGGGGTAGGTCCGGACGGATTCGATCAGGATGTCTCGCTCGGGGGACGTGCTCACCGGACCGTCGCCAGTTCGCGGGTGTTCTCGGTGATGACCAGCGTGGCCAGGAACTTCTCCACCTCGGCCAGGGTGGTGGTGTCGTGGTTGAGCGGGTCGAACACGGGGGCGGGCGCCGGGGGGGCCGAGATGACCGGCATGATTGCCGCCTCGTTTTCGGCGATCAGCTCGTCCCACGTACGCAGCCGGTACGGCGTGGCGATGTCGCCGGTGCGGTGCCGGTGGGTGCGCCCGGCGGGCTTGGCCCAGGGGTCGGTGGACTCCGGCCAGCGGGCGAAGAACCAGGCGACGGCGGCCAGGGCGGCGATGAGGGACAGGGCCACGTACCAGGGTGGTGCTACCGGGTTGAACATCTGCGGTGCCTCCTCGGGTGTCTCGATCGGCACCATCATGCACGAGTCTGATCTACCTTGTCAATTCGGGCCGGACAGTGCAGCTCAGGAGATCGGCTGCCCGTCGCTTCCGGGGCCGGACTCTTGTATGCTCGTGGCTGACGCGTTCCCCCGGCCGACAAGAGGACAGATATGGCAACCAGTTACAAGACGCTCTGGCAGGAGGCGGCGCAGGAGGTCGAGCGGCTGAAGGCGGAGATCCAGCGGCTGAGGGACCTCCTCGCGGCCAGCCCTGACGACACCCTGAACGAGCTGGAGCGCATCCGGCAGATCGTGGACCTGGCGGGCATCGCCCGGCACATGCGCGTCGAGAGGTTCACGCCGCAGCAGTGGAAGCAGCGCGGGCACCTGCCCGAGGTGGACTTCCCCGAGATCAAGGAACCGCTCTGGTACGCCTCGACGATCCGGACCCACTTCGCGGACCGGACGCACCGGGTGTGGTACGACCACCCCGAGGGCGAGGAGCTGTCGCCCGCCGCCTGACGGGTGCAGAATAGGCAACGCCCCGGGGCGACCACCCCAGGGCGTTGAAAGCACTACCGATCTTGACTTTTCGCGAAGCACCGAAGCACCGAAGCACCCACGAGTCTACCGACGGCCTACGCCTCGGACAACCTCGCGAGGGTGCCCTATCTGAAAGTGGCACCGAATGACCAAGATGACCCGTCGCACCCTGCCGACCGACAACTTCACGATCCTCTCCAACGACTGGATTCGGGACGAAGAGCTGCCGTGGGCCGCCCGAGGGTTGCTCGCCTGGCTCGCCAGCCACAAGGCCGGATTCGAGATCACCGAGGCGGCCATCACCCAGGCCGGGCCGCTCGGCCGGGACGGCGTCCGGAAGATGATCAGCGACCTGGAGACGGCCGGTTACCTCCGGCGTGACCGCGAATATCTGCCCGGTGGAGGGTCCGCCGTCGACTACGTCCTTTGCGACCCGGGCGACGACGCGGAGGACGGCGAACCCGACACCCTCGCTGACCAGGGCGAACAGGCCCTTTCCGCAGGTCAGACGGACGACGGATTCGCCGCCCCTCCTTCCTCTCCAGAAAACGAGAAGAAGACTAAGACGACTACGTCGTCTAGGCGGCGCACGGCAACTCGACTCCCCGAAGATTTCCAGCCCGACGAGAAGATGCGGGCCTGGTTCGCCGCCGAGAAGCTGGGCCAGATCATCGACGGTCGGATGGAGCACGACCAGTTCTGCGACTACTGGCGGGCCGAGGCGGGCACGAGGGCCAGGAAGCTGGACTGGGCTGCGTGCTGGCGCCGATGGATGCGCACGGCTGCCGAGAGGGCCGGGCGGGGTCCGGGACGCGCCGTTGCACTGCCGCCGTCTGGCCGCCCGAACGCCATGGACCCGATGGGTGCGCCGTACCGCCCGAGCACCACCGACCAGCGGATCGGGCAGGCGCTCGATATCGCCCGCAAGTACGAGGAGCAGGGACTGTGAACCTTTCCGAGACTGCACGCCTTCTGGGCGCGATGGCTTCCTTCGACCGGCGCACCGTCGGCGACGGTGACGTCATCGCCTGGCAGGCCGTCCTTTCCGATGCGCCCTTCGATGACTGTCTGGAGGCGGTCAAGCAGCACTACGCGGAGCAGACCGAGTGGATGATGCCCGCGCACGTCCGGCGCGCTGTCCGGGACATGGCGACCCAGCGGGAGATGGCCGCCCGGGATACCGGCTGGGCGCCAGGGCAGGCCGGAGTGCCCCGCGCCGAGGCGCTGCCGGAGCTGCCCGGCCCCTTCCCGCTGCCGGGTGATCTGAAGCCCGAGATCCGGGCGTTGCTGGAGTCGGTGCGGGCGATGCTCCCCGAGGGCTCCAGGGAGGCGCTGATGCCGCGCCGGGTGGCCTGGGAGGAGCAGCACGCCGCGTACGTGCGGACGCGGGACGCCCAGCCGAACCCGCTCTACCGGCCGGGGGGAGCCGATGGGCGCTACGTTGACGGCCCCCGGGCGGGCCGGTGCGACCTCTGCGGGGCGGACTCGGGTGACCTCGCGCAGCACGTGGCCGACTATCCGGACGGCTCCTGCGTCTGAGCTTGACGGCTTGCCCCCTTGGTGTATGCTGGGCGCAGACAGTCAATCAAGGAGGTACGCAATGGAGCACGAGACACTTGCGGCGGCGCTGGCGGCATTCCAGGCCGAGGTGCCGAAGATGTCCAAGGACGAGACGGCCAAGGTCACCGGCAAGAACGGCGAGACCGGCGCACCCGTCAAGTACACCTACGGCTATGCGGGCCTGGACCAGTTCGTCGAGATCGTCGAACCCGTCCTCGGCAAGCACGGCCTGTCCGTCACCTCGGCGCCCTGCTGGGAAGACGGCCGGTTCGTCCTGGTCGTCACCCTGCTGCACGAGGGCGGGGACGAGCGCAACGGCTACTGGCCGCTGCCCGACCCGTCCGTCCGGGGCGTCGGGCCGCAGGACATCGGCTCCGCGATGACCTACGGGCGCCGCTACGTCGGCTGGGGCCTGACCGGCACCTTCCCCGGCGGGATCGACGACGACGGCAAGCAGGCCCAGCAGGCAGCCCGCGACTCGTGGGAGACCGCCCAGCCCGCCCGGCGCCCGGTTGAGGACCGGCAGGCCCAGGCAGGCGAGGAGCCGCAGGCGGCGCCCGCGAAGGCCGCACCGGCGCCGAAGACCTCCTGGACCGATGAGGAAGTGGCCGCCTATACCATGAAGCTGGCCGACCCGTCCGTGAGCCTGGAGCTGACCGCCAAGGGCTACGACTGGATGGCGAGCCACGACCTGCACACCCGTCCGCTCGGCCCGTCCGGCAAGACCGCAACCCTGGTCCTGGCCCTGCGGCTGGCCGACCAGGCGCTCACCCCGGAGGCGACCCTCCTGGAGCTGGGCGACATCAAGACCGTTGCCGAGGGGCGCGGGCTGATGAACGTCAAGGTGTCGGCGACGGAGACCCTGGAGCAGGTGCTGCACGAAGCCCACGAGCTGGCGGCACACGCGGCAGACACGGCGGAGATCAGCGCCAGCCTCGCCGAAGAGCAGGGCGACTGATGCGCGCCCGCTCGGATCTCTTCCGGAGGTTCGAGCGGGCCGGGTTCATCCTGGTCCGCTGCACGAACCACGCCATATGGCGGTGCCCCTGCGGGCACGCTCAGGTCACCACCCCCTGCACGCCCGGCAAGGGCCGGTCCACCGACAACTGTGAATCCCTGCTCGCCCGCACATTGCGTGCATGTAGCACGCAACCGATGAAGGAGTGCTCATGACCGACACCACCCCCGGGGCCGTCGTCGTCCACGACGGCCCCGGAGACGGGCTGACCGACGCGGAGAAGCTGGCCGCCGTCGAGACCTACCTGAAGGCGCTCAAGCCCGTAGCGGACGCCCTGCGGGCCAGGGTCACCGAGGACATGGGCGTGCGGCGCGTGGAGCGCGTCGGCGCCTACCTCGACGGGATGAAGCTCGCGGCGGTCGGCTACTCCGGTGGCCGGAAGGCCGCCAAGGTCGTCGACCAGGCGGCGGCACTCAGGTGGTGCCTGGCCAAGTATCCCGACGAGATCGTCAAGGCGATCAACCCGGCGTTCCTGAAGGCGCTCACGGATTACGCCAAGCTGGTCGGTGAGATCGGCGAAGGCGGCGTGGACCCGCGCGACGGTGAGGCGCTGGACTTCATCGAGGTCGTGCAGGGCTCCCCGTATGTGACCGTCACCACCACCTCTGAGGGTGTCGCCCGCATGGCGGCCCTGGCGAACGGCTTTGCCCGCACCCTGGAGCCGTCCCCTGCGGTCCAGTACGACCCCGCGTTCGCGGACCGGCTGGAGAACGGGGCGTACGGGTCATGAGCGGGCCGAACGACCGGCAGTGGGAAGCCGTAGCGGCGGCCCGGCTCCAGCGCAACGTCGACAGTACCGTTGCCCGCATCCGCGCCACGGCCGACGACATCGAGTGCGAGGCCAAGCGCAACATCGAGATGGCGGCGCAGGAGACCCACGAGTTTTCGACCTACGCCCGCGCGGCCGGAGCCGTCATCCACTCGCTGCACACGCTGATGTTCAACGTGAGCGCCGACAACCTGATCGACGCGGCGGCCGACGCCGACCAGGCGCACCGGGAGAAGAAGAGGACGGAGGTGATCGACAGCAAGGCTATCCAGTCGTCCAGCCTTCGTAAGGTCGCTCAGCGCCAGGCTCTCGCCACCCTCCTGTCCGCCCTGGACGGCTGGATCGAGGGCGGTAAGAGCAACCACGAGGCGTCGGGTCACCGGCACGAGAACCGGGGCGAGGAGTGCTGGCGCCAGTACGCCCCCGACGACATCCGCCGCATCGTCAACGACGCGGCCCGCGAGCTGGGCATCTCCGAATTCCCCGCTCCGGAGAGCCCCGAGGAGGACAAGTGAAGACCCGAATCGCCTGGATCATCGCGCTACTGGCTGTGCTGGGCGCCATCGCCTGCGGCGGCACCACTAAGGGCGACAAGTTCACCCGGGACTGCCAGGCCCGGGGCGGCCACGTCGTCACCACCAAGAAGGGCGGTAGCACCGTCCGGATCTGCGACCCCCCGGCGAACGGAGGATGGCAGTGAAGCACCTGGTCACCGGGGGATACGCGCTGACCTGGTGCGGGCTTACCTCGGCCCTGCCGCGCGAGCTGACCGGCGCCCTGGAGCTGCGCACCTGTAAGGACTGCCGGTCGGCGATGATCGCCCGGGGCGTCTGCCCGGCGTGCGGCGAGAAGGAGCTGAGCTGGGGCGTGGTGCCCCACAACAAGTCGGGCGTGGTCGATGGCCGGTTGACCCTCAACGACGTTGAGACGATCTTCTACCTCGGCTGCGACCACTGCTCGGAGACTCTGCTCGCGCACGTCAGCCCTGATGTGGTGGCCGCCGCGCTGACCCTGGCGGGATGGCGTCCGTAACTCGGACGCATCGTTTTTGATCATGGAGATGGCCCGGCCAGCCCGGTCGGGCCACCCAGGAGGAGGAGATATGAGCAAGATCCGTACGGCTGTCATGCTCGGCGTGGCAGCTCTGTCCATCGCGGCGGGCGCCGCCTGCGGCGCGGGCGCCCCGTCCGACCCGGGCACGTTCGCCCCGCACACCCCGGCCACGACGGCGGCCCACACCACCCGGCCGACCACCCCCGCGCCGACCGTCAGGCCGACCACGGCCGAGCCGACCCCGGCGCCCACCACCAAGGCGGTCAGCGCCGAGCAGCAGAACGCCACCGAGAAGGCTCAGGACTACCTGGACGGCGCCACCGGCTTCTCCCGCAAGAGCCTGATCGAGCAGCTCAACTTCGAGGGCTACCCGGCCAAGGTCTCCACGGCCGCCGTCGACTCCCTGCGCGTCGACTGGTACAAGCAGGCCGAGGTGAAGGCGAAGGACTACCTGAGCGGGCAGTCGTTCTCCCGGAGCGGCCTGATCAGCCAGTTGGAGTACGAAGGCTTCAGCGCCGCCCAGGCCCGCCACGGCGTCAAGGCGGCTGGTCTCTGATGCGGGGCAAGACGCGCACGGCCGCCCTGATCTGTGTCGGCACGCTGGCCCTGGGCGGGCTGGCGGGCTGCTGGGGCGGCAACCACGCCAGCGACAACGCCAGCGTCGTGCAGCCCACCGGCCCGGCCAGCATCGTCCAGTTCCCGTACGGCTTCCGGAACGTCGCCTACAAGTGCGACGGCCCGAACATGGTCTACAGCGGCTCCGCCGGGGCCGATGACACCCTGCCGCCCAGCATCGCCGTGGTCCCCAACGATCCCCGGTGCAAGTAGCCTGAGCGCATGAAGCTCGCGCAGTTCGCCCGGGACATCGGGTATGCCGTCAGCCGCTCCTTCGCCGTCACGCCCAAGGGTGTCGGCGGCGAGGAGCGGCTAGACGCTTACTGGACCTCCGGTGAGGGCGCGGCGAAGATCCGCTGGGCGGAGCCGTGCGCGTTCTGCCGCTGCAAGACCCACCTGGGCAAGTACGTGAAGCCCGGCCAGCTTGCCGGGCACTGTGCGAACCTGGAGAAGCGGGCGACGGGTCACTGGCCGAACCCGGAGCACTCCAAGACGCACCACTGCCCCTGCTAGATGCGAGCGGACCGGCCCCGTGCTCGTTCGATTCGGGCAACGCCCCCAGTGGGTGTGCACAACCCGCTGGGGGCGTCTCTGGCTCTCATGCTGTATGCTTGGGGCAGACACGAGGAGATGAGCAGGATGGACACCCTGACCCGCACGAACGTCTACGGCAAGCGCCCGACCGCCCGCCAGCGGCGCCGCATCGTCAAGAAGGCCGGACGCGACCCGTATGCGATCGTCTACAAGGACGACGGCATGGGCTACCCGCCCCGCCTCCAGGGCTACCGCGAGGTTGTCGACGCCCGCCACGCACCCGGCCCCGACGACGAGCTGCCCTTCTGACATGGACTTCGAGAAGGCTAAAGCCCTTGCGCAGGCCCGCTCATACGGCCTGTGTGAGGGCTGCGGCATTCCTGGGCACCTGGACCCGCACCACCGGATGACGCGCGGCTCAGGGGGCGTACACGGGGCGGCCAGCGTGGCGTCGAACGACCCCCGGAACCTGCTGATGCTCTGCCGGGTATGCCATGACCGGACGCTGGCTGACGCGGCGGCCTGCATTGCCATCGGCTGGGTCATCGAGCGTCGCTCGGGCGTGGACCCGTACAGCGTCCCCGCGAAGATCCACACGGTGAACGGTCACGGCTGGTGGTATCTGCTGGAGAACGGCGGCTACGAGTGGGCCGACAACCTCAACCTGGTCGAGACCGTGGCCGGTCTCGACCTCACGATCGAAGCTTCAACCTTGAAGGAGGAGACCGAATGAAGGTCTACGACCCCGTCTACGGCACGGCCGAGCACGCGGCGGCCATCACCAAGGGCAGCCACCCCGGCGTGCAGACCGCGATGGCCTGGCTGGCGTACTCGCACCTGCCCCCGAAGCTCCAGCGATTCGCCATGCCCATCTACACGGCCGCCGCCGAGCTGATCGAGCGTATCCCCAACGACTCGGCCGAGCTGACCACGGCCCTCAACCGGCTGGTCGAGGCGAAGGACTGGATGGTCCGCGCAGGCATCCGCTCCGACCAGGGCAAGCCCGGCCCGGTACCGCGTCCCACCGAGGCGGTGGCCCTGCCGACCTTCCCGACCGCGATGGACGTGCAGAAGGAGCGATGGGGCACTGCGGAGTGAACAGCCGGGGGCGGCGGACTCAGCGTCGGGCGCAGGAGCGCCGGGAGGCCGCCGCCCGGCGCCGGGAACTGCTGGCCCTCCAGCTCTCCTACCGGCCCAAACACAAGAAGCGCAAGATCAAAAACGACGGATAGGATAGCCGACCATGACGCCCGGCGAGGCCACCGACGGCAGGCCAGCCGTGGACCCGACCAAGAACGTCCTGGACCTGGTCACAGCCGCCGTACTACGCCAGGACGACCTACGTAAGGCCAGCGACCTACTCGCCGAAGTACGAGCCGCCCACGCCAACGAGCTACGGCTGATCGAGACCGCCCGGCTTGACGCCATCCGCGCCGTAGACCAAGGGCAGATCCAGCGGGCCGCCGAAGTGTCCGCACAGCAGGCCACCACGCTGGCCGCCCAGGTCGCCACCTCGGCGGAGGCGTTCCGGATCTCGTTGGCGGCATCCCTGGAACCGATCCAGAAGGACATCGCCGACCTGCGCCGGGTGCAGTACGAGCAGGCCGGGCAGCGCGCCCAGGTCGGGGAGTCCCGGTTGAACATCGGGGCAGTCCTCGGCGGGATCAGCGTGCTGCTCGTGCTGGTATTCGGCATCGCCTCGCTATGGCTGTCCGCCAAAGGGTGAGCTACGGACCCAGCAGTGAGACCGGCTGAACCTTGATGTTCACGTTGTCCGCGTTCCACAGCAACTGGGTGCCGTAGTACTGGATCGGCCACGGCCCGGTGAACTGGGTACCGGACGCCGACACGGGGATCGGATACGGGCGAGGCCCGGCCGTCAGCCCGTCGATCCCGTTGACCACCGTCACGGTCAGGTTGTGCACCACGGCCGCATCGGCGTTGAAGACGGCGAAGAACGTGAAGCCGTCGTTCGGGGTGACGTTGCCGTTCGCCACGTCAGCGGCCGTGGAGACCGAGAACGTCAGCAGGTTGAAGCGGTTCATGCTGACGACACCCAAGGGCGTACGGCCTGCCATCGTTCCTCGTTTCGATCGGTCCCTGCGATGGGTACCATCCTGGCATGTTTGCCCTGATTGCAGCGATCATCTGGTTCCTGGCCGCCTTCGGCGTGCATGTCGGCTCGATCAACCTGCTCATGCTCGGGCTGGCGTTCCTGGCCCTCTACTTCGCCACCGGATGGAACCTGGGGATTGCGGCCCCGTGGAACCGCAACCCCCGCCAGCCCTGAGCTACCTCCGAGGCGACGTGATGCTTTCCCCCGATGCCGGTACCAGGCGACGCCCGTAAGCGTCCCGAGGGCGCGCTACGGGCGTCGTGTGGCCCTTGGCGTACGCGGTCAGCACGACCTGGAGCGCGCCCGCCGCCACGTCCACCCAGTGCGCCACCGTGCCGGTAAGCAGGCCCGACGACTGAAGGACGACGAGGACAGCCAACACCGTGGTACCCCACGCGATCAGGGTCGTCAGCGGGAACCTGCGAAACGGGTTGCTCACGCCTTCCCCCCGGCGAGGGTCTTGAGGGCGTTGAGGACGGCCAGGTCAAGCTGCTCCTGCGGAATGACCGGCGCGGCCTGCTGCTGCGCGGCGGCGGCCAGCGCCCGCCACACCGAGGCGCGCTTCCCGTCGGCGCCGGGGATCTGCGCCACGTTCAGCAGCGCATCCGAGAGGGCGGTGTGGTTGCCCCCGGCGGCGTCCGTAAACGCGGCCGGTTCGGTGAGCGCCTTCTTCAAGGCGGCGGCCACGGCGGTAACCGCTGCGGGCGTGAGGTCTACGGTCGTCATGTCGATCTCCCATCCCGGGGCGGTGAGGGCGAGAAGCTCCGTCAATGTGCCCCGGTAGGCGTTGACGTCGCACGTGGTCTGGCCCAGCGCGGTCGCCGAGCTGCTGAATTGCAGGATGGCGGGCGTCTGCCCGCTGTACGCGCTCCAGTGGGACGAGTTGTCCCCCGGGTAGAGCCTGGTGGCCGAACCGCTACCTGAGACGTACGAGGACGCCCAGAGCGGGTATCCCAGGCCGGTCAGGCTGGACCCGTACACCCACTTCGGGGCGTAGACGAACGGCATGAGCTTCGGCATCTTCTCGCGCAGCCGGTCGGCGCACGCCTTGATCTGCGCCTTCGTCGGAGCTGGAGTGTTCCCGCTGTTCCACGATTCGCAGTCCAGTTGCAGGATGAACGGGCCATCCCTCCAGCCGGGGCACTGCGCATCGAGCCGGGCTAGGAAGGCGTCGGCTGCCGACTTGCCGTCCACGCGCCGGAGAACCCAGTAGGCGCCCAGCTCCACTTCATCGCGGTGCGGCTTCATTGCCTGCCACCAGGCGCCCAGCTCCGGGTCGTTGGCATCCCCGCCCGCCTTGTGGGTGAAGAAGCTGAAACCCTCGGCAACCACGCGGGCACCGGCGGGCAGCGCGTCGTAGTGGCTGAAGTCGAGACCGAAGATCGTCGTCACCCCTGCGCCTCCCCTTGTTGGCTGTCTGCCCCACGGTACGCCCTGCGGCGCCACCGGTCCCGGAGCTGAAGATCGAAAATGATCTGGAGACGCCACACCAGCAGCGCCGGGAACCCGACGGCGAACGTCGCCACCCGGAACCACGCGAACCACGGCGGGTCGAAGAGGTGGGAGATCGAGCTGAGATCCAGGATCCACGCGACCATGAGCAGGTCCCAGAAGACGAGCCAGCCGCCCCGGCCGGACTGCCAGAAGCGGGCCAGCGTGACGAAGCTGACGAAGCCGACGGTGGAGAGAATTGCCGAGACGTACACGCCGAACGTGCCCAGGGTCTGGGGGGTCACTCAGTGCCTCGCAGTATCGCTTCGATCATGGGTCCTAGATGGTTTTCTGTACGCAACCTTTGCAGAGAGGCGGTCACAGCGTCCACGCGCGGCACGATCCGCTCTACCTGGCGCTGCTGCTCCTCGGCCTGGTCGCGCAGCCGCTCCGCCTCACGTACGGCGTCCTGGGACTGCTCCAGCCGCTTGCGCCACGGCAACCGCGTCACGAGGTACCACCTCGGTTCTTACCGTCTCCCCGGGCGGCACGCTGATGGAGAGCATTGAGAACCTTGTCCTGATTCTCCGCTAATACCATCAGTTTACCCACCGAGGCTACGAGGGATTCGACGCTCTTAGTATTAGCGGCCACTCCGGCTTCGGCGATCTCGGCCCGCTTTTCGGCACTTTCCCGTAGCAGTTCAGCGACCCGGGCGGACAGGACGCGGCCCCGAAGCAGGGAGTAGAACACGGCGGAAAGGGCGCCCACCAGGATGGTGATCAAATACCAGGGCAAAGTCTGCGCGTTTACCAAGTTCATTTCGCCCCGTTCTTCCTGATCAGCTAGCCGGACCATCCTTCCATAATGGTCCGACATATCAGGGAACGGACGGCAGGCCGACCATCATCAGGCTGAGCTGCGGCGGGATCACATTGTCCGTATTGAGCGGCCCCGCCGGGGTACCCGTCCAGAACACCTTCAGCTCCAGGAAATCGCCCGCCGCGAGCTTCCACATCGCCAGCGCCGACGTCCACTGCTGACCAGTCGCCGAGGAGATCGGCGCCCACTTGTTGCCCTGCACATTCGGCTGGCCCGTGGCGCCGTTCAGGGCGATCGTGCACTGAAGCACACCCGAGGTGCCCAGCACGGCCGTGAAGTTCATCCCCACCACGGCAGTGGCCAGCACGATGCACGGGGACGGCGCGGTCAGCCGGGTCGGACTACCGGCCGCGAACCACGCCCCGTTCGCCAACGGGCTGTTCTTCCCGTTGTCCGACACCACCGTATCGAAGGTGACAGCGGTCAGCGTGCCCTTGGTGATGCTCTGCACGGCGGCCCGCTTCACCGACACGGAGGACAGCGTCGAGAAGGTGGAGGCCATCGTCGCGGTCTGCACCAGGGCGGCGTCGATGTCGGAGGCCGTGGTCTGCACGTCGGCCGCGCTGACCACGTCGGCGGTCCACGGGTAGCGGATCCGCGCGTACGGCGTCTTGCGCATCGTCATCAGGTCACCGGTCCCAGGTACATGCCCCAGAGGCGCGAGCCCGCCCCGATCCCCTTCAGGGACGTGCCGTTGATGTTGATCAACGCTCCCGCGCTGCCCTGGTAGATCGGCGCCATCGCGAACACGTTGAGCCACTCCCCGCCGGTGCTGGTCTCGTCGTTGCGCTGGAAGAACTGCGACGTCGTCTGCACGCCCGTCACCTGGTCGGCGGTGGTGATGGCGAGCTGCGCCATCACCAGGTCCGCGACCACCCCGGTAGCCGCGTTGTTCAGCATGATGGTGGACCCGAACAGCCACCACGAGGGGGGCTGGCTGAACGGCTGCGTCCAGAACGAGTTACCCGCTATCGCGCCGCCCGTGTTGTCCCACTCGATCGCCGTCATCGACAGGGTCTGGGAACCGCTGAGGAACGTGCTGGAGTTGGCCGCCTGGCGGGCGATGAACGAGGGCCGGGCCAGGAACGCCCGGAAGGGTGCCTGCTCACTGCGCAGGTCCGTGTCGATCGCCGTAGCGAGCCGGTACACGTCCTGCACGTCCGCGAAATCGGACGTGAGCGGGTACGGGTACCCCTCGATCGCAGTATTAGCGCTCATGCGAAATAGTCCGAAATCTTGATAGCGGAAAGGGCCATATAGGAGATCGTCTCAGTCGTCGCCGTATTCGTGGGGAAGATCTCCACGCTGACCTGGGCGGGCGTCGTCGGATCGGTCGAATAGGTCAGCGTGGAAACATGCCCGGTGCCATTCACGCCCAAGTCATTTGTCTGCGTCGGCCACGGCCGCATATACGTGGTCAACCCGTTGGTGATACCGAATATCTGAAGCGACAACGAGTTGGCCGACGGCGAGGTAAGACGCACCTCGAACGTGACCAGCCAGATTCCCACCGGCAGATAGATCGACAGCGGGTTGTAGGCCAGATTGGTCGGCGTGCCCACATTGAATTCGGTGGCGCTGAACGAGGCCGCGAAGGCGGTCTGATTCACCTGGGTCATGCTGCCGCTCACCCGTACGCGCGGGAACAGTCCGGCCAGGGAGGTCAGCGGGTCGATGGTCGCCATCACGGCGTCGGTCGCATCCGCGAGGGATTCCAGGGCGGTCTGCATCGGGTACGGGAACGCCGGGTCGTAACACATCGGGTCCGTCGTGGCAGGCATCGGCAGGTTGTACGAGCGTGCGACGACCGCCTGGTGCTTGCTGGTGATGGTGCCGAGCACCGTCGATTCGTCGCGGGACATGATGCCGACCTGCGTACCCGAGGTGAAGTTGGTCAGCGCGTTGTCCTGGGCGGTCGCCATCCAGCCGGTCGGCGGCGTCGAACCGACCACCCACAGCATCGACGACATGACGTTCGTCTGGAGGGCGTTGCTCCAGTAGATCTGATACCGCAGGTTGTAGAACGTGTTCGCCACATACGTGAGCCCCGTCGCGACGGTTGCAATGGTGACCAGCCCGCCGGACACCACCTTGGAGAACCGCAGCGAGATGGCGCCGCCGGTGGCGACCATCATGGTGGCGTTGTAGTAGTTCGCCGTGGTCGACAGCTTCGAGACGAATCCCACCGTTGCCAGGTTGGTGGCCGGAATGGCTCCCAGCGCGACCTGCCCGGTGATGTCGAGGCTCTGCGTCTGAAGGTCGATGTAACCCATCTTGTCCCCGGCGGACGAAATGGCGATGCTGGCCGTACTGGGCGCCACACTGAATTGCGACGCCACCCCGAACAACGTGTACGCCTGCCCCGAGGTAGCCGACCCGAGGCCGCTGGCTACGGTGCGGTTGAACGTGTCGCTGTATCCGGTGGTCGCCATGCTCCGCTCCTCTCGGTCACGCTAGTAGGGGATCGAGCGGGTAGGAGACGGAGAACTGCATGATGCCCGTGCCGGACGTGGCGTTGATACGCAAGATACCGTCCGCGCCGATCCGCAGGCAGGGGAAGGTCGCGCCCTGCATGGCGAACATGCCCGACACCTCGCCGGAGGGCGCGGGCAACCCGGCGACGATGGCCGACCCCGCCGCCTGGCTGGCCGCGTTGGTGAGCTGGCCGACGACCTGGACCTCAGAGGCGGTCACCCGGTACTGCCCGGCGGGGAAGCCGGTCCCCCGGTCCGACCATCCGTTCTGGTAGCCGAGCGGGGACATCCGCTGCCAGCCGTTCACGGTTGATATGGGGCCGAGGATCAGCCAGGACGAGTCCTGCCGGAACACGGCGACGGTGTCCCCCACGCGCGGCGCGTACGAGGTGACCACCCCGACGCCGGACGAGAACGAGCCGCCGGAGACGGAGATCGTGATCGCACTGCCGGAGACGGCGGTGACGGTGGCCGTGCGCATCCCGTTGGGGATCCCGGCGGCCTTCTGCGTCTGGTGGGCCAGCTTCGTCGTCACGAGGTCACCGGGGCGTACGCGCGCAGGCTCAACGACATGTCGCCAGTCTCCCTCAGTGGCAGGGTGAAGCCGACGATCACCTGGGTACTGGCCGCGCCTTCCGCCCGCATGGTGACCAGGTCGCCCAGCTCCAGGGAGGCGTCGGGCACGATCGACACGGGATCCCAGACCTGGGTGACGGCGATGGCGGCCTGAAGCGCGCTGCGGGCCGCCTGGAGGCACTGCGACTGCGACAGCGCCGACTGGTTCTGGACCAGCAGCGGCTTGCGGCCGAAGTTGCCCAGGTAGTTGGTGGGGCTGCCCACCCCCAGGTCTCGCACGATCGCATACACGGGCGCCGTGCCGTCCTGGCGTTCCGAGGCGAAGACCACCGAGTTGTAGACGGCCGTCCGGGACACCGTGATCGTCCAGTCGGCGATCGTGTTGTTAACCCCCGGCGCGGCGCCGGTGCCGTCCGACAGATTGACCTGCGCGACCAGACCAGCCTTGGTCCACTGCACGAACCGCTGCACGAACGAGCCGTCCGCCAGCGGGTACCACTGCATCGCCACGGTGGCGCTCATGTCGTCGAGGGCCTGCGCCCGGTCGGACTGCCACGTCAGCGGGGGGATGAGCACGCCGGTCAGGTCACAGGTGCCGAACGTGGCGTCCGAGAGGGCGCCGCGCACGAGGCGCCGGAACTCGGTGCTGATCGAGTTGGTGGTGACCGACGACTGTGCCACCTCGAACTGTGCGTCGACCACGTCGGCGGCCAGATCGTTGGCGGCGACGCTGACCGTGCCGTTGCGGGCCATCTGGACCTGCTCGATACGGCCGAAGAACACGGGGAACTGCACGACGGAGCCGTCCCCGTACGTGATTCCCCGGTAGGCGCGGATCCGGTTGCCGAACGGGGTCAGCAGGCCGCCTGTGTCGATCGCTCCGTTGGGCAGCAGCGGGAACCAGGACCGGTCTACCGACAGGGTCAGAACGCGCGCCACGCGGCTGTTGAGGGTGGCGCGCACACTGCCGTCGATGAACGGCAGTCCGGACTTGAGCACGTTTCCCTGCCGGTCGAGGACGTCCACCCGGTTGTACGCCGTGTGCGGGCGCGCGAGGGCGTTGCGGTACTGCGCGTCGAGACCACCGGCCCACACCATCAGCCCGCCGCCCCGTCCAGCACCTGAGTCCACGTCAGTCCGGCCGCGTTGACCAGACCCCAGTTGGCGTACCGGTTGCACATGTCGGACCAGCGCGCCCCGACGGTGCCCTGCATCGGGCCGCCGGGCGCGCTGGTCACCACGTGGGGCAGCGAGAACACCCGGATCGGGAACCGGTGGTCGGGCAGAACCCGGCCGGTCTGCTCGGTGCCCACCGAGATGTAGCGGTCCGGGAGGCCGTATTCGTCGGGGGCTTGGAAGAGCAGCGGCGACCCGGGGGCCAGCAGGACGTCCATGCGGTCCCGGTCCTGGAAGGTCCGCGACACCAGCGTCAGGGTCGACGACGGGGAGCTGCGCACCTTCGAGACGACGATCGGGTTGACCTGGTTGTTGACGTTGAACGTGGCCGCGTTGGCGCCCCGCTCCTCGGTGTCCAGGGACTGCCAGAAGATCCCCTCGCTGGGAACGCACAGCGGGTTCGGGTCGATCAGGAAGTCGATGCGCACGCTGTTGCCGGGCCGCAGCGGGTCCTTCAGGCGGCAGGCGCCCAGCGATCGCACGGTCACGCCGCCGGAGACGGCCGACCCCGCCGCGTTGGTCACGATGATCGAGGAGAAGGACACGATGGTCGTCGCGGCAGGGGTGCCGTTGACCCGGATGGACGGCTGCACGCTGACCGTGTTGGCGGCCAGGGTCGTGCTGGTCGTCAGGGTGACCGCACCCGTCACGGTGGCGTTGGTGGCCACTGAGGTGCCCGTGACGGTGCCGGTGGCGTCGAGGCCGGGCAGGGCGGCCGTGATGCTGGTCGACACGTTGGCGGACACCACGACGGTCAGGGTGATGATGGCGCCGGGCGTGGCCGGGATCTCCTCGGCCTTGACGGACGGGTTGGCCACGGTGCCGTCGGTCTGCAAGGTCAGGAAGTTCACCCCGGCCCGCGAGGTGGTGATCTTTACGGTCGACGTCGAGGCGAGCCCCACGTACGGCTCAGAGAACCCACCGGCGAACGTCGGGTTGACGTTCAGCGTCGCCGACGGGGCCGAGGCCGTGTAGTAGACCGCAGCGTCCAGCGGCACCTCAGTGTCGTACAGGACCGCCTTGTACCCCGCCTGCATCGGTACGTACGCGATACCCAGCGCGGTCACCGACGACCCGTGGCCGCGCACCGCAGTGGTCGCCCCCGTGGTCGGGTCGACACGGTTGACGAGGGCGTAGGGGGCGTCGATGTCACTGAAGTCGAGATCCAGCCGGACCTGCGACTTAGCCTCGTCGGCGGTGGCGACGATCGTGGGCACCCGTCACCTCGTCCCGTAGGCAAGCTCGTTGGCCTGGTCGTTCATCTTCTTGTCAATCCGCACGTCGAGGATATCGGTGATCTCCCGCGTGCCCAGGAACACCCGCACGTTCGTGGCCCCCGAGCTGATCTTGCTACCGATCATGTCGAGCAGGCCGCTGCTCTTCGCGACCTTGGCCGCCTTCGTCGGGTCGCTCATCGGCACGACTGCTTCCGGCCCCGCCTCGCCGACCACAGCCAGGGTGGGGGAGTTGACCAGGCCGCCGGAGGCCAGCAGCGGGATGTTCGGCAGGCCGATGTGAATCATGCTGCCGACCCGGTTGATGCCCGAGTTGAACCCGGAGATCACCGAGTTGATACCCGCCTTCAGGCCGCTCAGGATGTCGTGCCCGACGTTGCGCATGAACCCGGAGATCCGGCCGGGCAGGTTCCGCACGAAGGCGACCACGGCGTCCCCACCCTCGCGCACCTCCCGCCTGGCCCAGTCCCAGGCGTTGCGGAACGCCCCGCCGATGATGCCGGGGAGCCGGTTCACGAACCCGGCGATCTTGCCGGGAAGCTGGGTGAAGATCCAGATGGCGGCGTTGACCCCCGTGTGGATGGCCGACTCGGCGTTGTTCAGGCCCAGCCGCCACACGTCCGCGATGAGGTGGCCCAGGCTCTTGATGGCGTCGTACACCAGGCCGGGCAGCTTGATCCAGAAGGCGAGGATCAGGCCGATGCCGATGCCGATGGCCATACCGGCGGCGTGCAGGGCGGCCAGGAACAGGTTGCCGAGCAGGCCCGGCAGGGCCATCAGGGCGGCGGCGATGTGCCCGGGGATGCTCGCGAAGAAGCCGGGCAGGGTGACCGAGAACCAGTTCCCGATGTCCTTGCCGACGGAGACGATCCACTGCCAGATGCCGGTGAAGAAGTTGGAGATGGCGCCCCAGACGGACTTCAGGGCGGCCGTGAGGGCGCCCCAGTTCTTGTAGATCAGGTACGCCCCGGCGGCGATGGCGGCGACGGCCAGGACGACCCACGTGAGCGGGTCCAGGGCGTCCATGATGGCTTCAGCCGCCGCTACCCCCAGCAGGGCCAGCCGGAAGACTCCATACGCCGCTGCGGCGGCCTGAAGTAGAGCCGGGTGCTTACCGAGCCAGGTCGCGACGGAGACGATCAGCGGGGTGATCTTCTCCAGCGCAGTGGCCAGCCCCCCGGCGAACACCGACACGAGCTGACCGATGGCCGGGAGCAGCGGGGTCAGGATCTGCTGCATCGAGGAGAGGGCGGTATTCAGCAGCAGGAAGACGTTGGCCAGCATCTGCTTGCCCTCGGCCGTCTTGAAGAACGCGGCCAGGTCGCCGATCAGCGTCGACACGAACCCGAGGGCCTGGGCGCCGTCGGTCTGGAGGGCCGAGATCAGCGACCCCACAAGATCAAAAACGTTGTGGAGAAGGCCGCCGAGCTGCCTCAACACCACCAGCGCATCGTCGAAGAACTGCGCCAGCGAACCGTCGCTGGCCGCCTTGTCGATGAACGTCGAGAAGTTGGACAGCAGCTTGGCGAACCCACCCGAGAGGGTGGCGAACAGCGGACCGGCAACCGCCCCGATGGCCAGGAACGCCGTGGCGAGCTGACCCACCACCGGGATGAACGGCTTGAGCGCCTCGTGGGCGGCGATGAAGATCGAGGCCAGATCCTCCTTGCCGTTGCCGAAGGCGGTCAGCAGGCTCCGGCCCATCTGCCCCAGGTCGGCGGAGAGCTGGTGCAGGCCGCGCCGCAGCGTCGGGAGCAGGGTAGTCGCCGTCCGGGTGAGCACGCCCTGGAGCTGCACGAAGAAGGTCTGCTGCACGTCCTGCTGCAACTGATGGAACGCAGGGTGCAAGTTTTTGATCTCCATGACGAAGGACCGCGCGGCAGGCGCGAGCTTCTTCATGGCTGCGTTGAACTGGTCCGCCTTGGACGGGTCGAAGGCGGTCTTCAGGGCCGCGCCGACTCCCTGGGTGGCCATCTTCAGGGTGGCCATGAGGCCGACCAGCGAGAAGATCGCCGGAACGAAGGTGGCACTCAGGGCGGCGGCGGCCGGTGCGAGCGCGGCGACCGCCTCCACGCCCAGGGCGATCAGGACCGGCAGGAAGCTGGCCATGATGCCGCCCATGGCCGCCTTCATCCCCTTGCCGAAGCTGGAGCCGCCCTTGCGCCCTTCCTTGTCCATCTCCTTGTCGATTTTGGAGTCGACACCCTTGCCGATGTTCTCGGCGGCGGACTCGCCAGCCTTCTCGGCCGACTTGTCCAGCTCCTCCATCTTGATGCCCTTGGTCTGCTCGTCCAGGGACTCCTTGATCTTCTGCTTCAGGCCGGGCGAAAACTTGGACAGGTCGGCGAACACCTGCACGAACGCGCGTCCCAGAACCCCGGCCATGACTCAGGATCCTACGGGTGCGGGAGGTTGTGCCCCGCCCATCAGGGCCATGAACGCCGACTCGGCCGCCTTCACGTCGTACATCTCCTCCGTCGTCACGCCCTCCACGCCGATCGGGGGCATCCGCAGGTCGATGTCGAACTTGTTGCGCTCCTTCTCGTCCATGGTGCGCACGCACACCACGTAGATGGCGTTCAGGGCCGCCGCCAGGGGTACCGTGCCCAGGTCCACCCCGAGCCGGGTCAGCTCCCCGCCGATGATGTGCCACGACTCGCCGGATGACCGGATCAGCCGGTCCGCCTCCCACCACGGCCGCCCAGCAGCGGCGGTCAGCAGCTCCCGGGACCGCACGGCGATGTCCTCGGCGGCGATCTCACCGTCCAGCAGCATGTCGGAGATCCGGTCCTCCGCGTCGGAGTCCATCAGGCCCGGGATCAGCGGCAGGGGAACGTCGTCGTCGAGGATCGCCACGAACCAGTCCGCCGCTGGGCGGGCAGGCACCGTGAAGACCTCCCCGCCCAGCTCAACGTCGAGTGCCCAGATCCGTAGCGCGGCGAGGGCGTCAGCGGGCACAGGTCAGCCCAGATCCTGGCGGCGGGCGCGCTCCCGCTCGATGAAGTCTCGATCATCGAGCGCGGCGAGCTGCGCCAACCGCGCCTCGTCGGGGGCCGGGTCCGGCCACGGTCCGAGGCTGACATCTTCGCCCGGCATCAGTACCGACTGACTGGCGGCCGTGCTGAAGCGCCGGACTCCTCGCGTGTTCAGCTCGTCCAGGAGCTGATCGGTCGTGGCCTGCTGCAACGCCCGAGCGGTAAGCATCGGCCGGTTCGAGGCGGCCACCCCCCGGTTATATGCGACCTTGCGCATGTGATCGTGGCGCCAGAAGTGGAACGGCAACCACACCACCAGCGCCACGTAGGCCAGCAACTGGACAGGCCATGGCACGTACCGGGCCAGGTACTCCGTCCAGGGAATGGTCCAGCCGGTCGGGTGGAAGATCCCCGCCACAACCTCCATGACGATCGCCGTCAGGGTGATCCCGAGGAAGATGACCGTCCAGATCAGCCGCTTCAGCTTGAGCCCGCTCACCGGGTCACCCCGGGGTCCAGCTTCGCGCACGCCCCGTCCGGCAGGATGTCGCCGTCCCCGTGCTCGATCGACGCCGACATGCCGCCGTCAACCAGTACGAGGCCGCCGGGCGGCCAGGTGGCGGGCATCGGGTCCTGGCCGATCGGCACCGCAATCCGGGCCAGGTCGTAATCGATCATGAGGGCACCGCACCAGGCGCACCGCTGACGCAGCAGGTTGCCGACCCGCACGTGCACTCCGGCGATGTGGATGATCCCGCTCATCGGTGTCGCCGGACCGAAGCCGCCGCCTTGACCGGGCCGCCTGCGCCGTTGATCTTCTCGCCCGCCACCTTGATGGCGCCGAAGACGTCCTCTGCCGACACGTCGCCGTCGATCATCGCGTCATCCAGCCAGTCCTTGTCGGCATCCTTGACGATCATGCCCTCAACGACCTTGCCGAGCGTGCCGAGGTTGCGGATGAGCCGGTCACGCTGCTCATCGCTCAACTCGGTATCGTTTTCGATCTTGTCGGGAAGTCCCCGGAACGTACGGGCCAGGACGACTAGCGCGCCGTCGGTCGGCTTGCGCATCTCGATCTGACGCCCGCCCAGCTCCACCAGAGCGGTCAGCTCGCTCATGCCTGGAAGCCCTTCTTCGAGCCCCAGGCGTTCAGCCCGTGCACGGCCGCGACGATGTGCGGCACCACGTGGTGATCGGCTCGGAACGGCCCGGTCGCGTCCCACAGGTCGGCGTCGGCGGCAGTCGACGGCTCCGGGACGGGGGTGGGGGTCGGCGCCGGGGAGGTCGACGGAACCCAGTAGTAGACGTCGCCGTTGTTCTTGCGCAGCTCCCACCAGTCGGCGCCGGTCAGGTACCAGCGGCCCTGTGCGCCCCATGAGGAGCCCCAACTGTTCGGGCCGCCCACCAGGAGCTTGCCGGTGCCGTTGCCCGGTGCGTCGGCCGCGACGATCTCGTCCACGCACAGCTCATGACCGCCCGCGAGCCCCGACGACGGGGTGACCGTGAGCAGGCCCGACGAGGGTGCGTCGAACATCGAGTTGTAGTAGGGGATGCCGGTGATGCCGGGCACCTTCATGAGCTGCTGGAGCGACGAGTCCAGGTCGAGGGCCGCCTGATAGCCGGAGGCGACGCCTGCCTTGACCGCCATCTTGGAGGAGGTGAGGCCGTCCGAGCCGGTGTCGTCGGGCTCCCAGGTGCCCGCGTAAGAGTCGTTCGCGGTGTTGTCGTGGTACCACGACTGTGCGCCCGTCTCGTCCGGCGTGTACTGGTTCTCCCACGGCTGGATCAGGGCCTGGGCCGAGAAGAACGGCGCGTGATAGGCGCACGAGCATGAGGCGTTACCGGTGCAGGAGCCGACCTGCCCCTGGTCGAGGATGCCGATGAAGGCGGCGTGCCGGATGGACGCGACGGGCGTGCTGGTCGGCTGGACCGCGAACATCTTGGACATGCTGTCCAGGTAGACGTTGCGGCCCAGGAGCGGATGCATCGGCAACCGCTCCACGAAAATGCTGCGTACGGACATGGTTCCTCCTCCTACAGGTCCCCGCCGCTGTCTGCTGCGGCGGCGGATTGCATCTTGTAGCCCTCGCTGGCCGCGACTTCGCGCAGTGCGTCCCTCAGCCACGGGCGTCCGTGCCGGGCAGGCTGGGAGACCCACTTGCGCACGAACTGCTGGCCGTGCCAGCGGAACGCGAGGGCCTGCTTACTCTTCGGGTGGATCACGAGGGCGCGTCGGCCCTCGTGCACGGGCAGGGCGTACTTGACCTTGGTGAAGACCTCGCCGATGATCCGCCGATCACCATGTTTGATCTTCATCTGGTGGCTGGCGCGCAGGTTGCCAGTGTCGACGGGCGTCAGCACCCTCCCCCGGTTCAGCACCTTCACCGTCGTACGGATGACCTCGCGACCGACGTCGTCCTGGAGGATGCTCTTGATGACGTCCTGGTACAGGTCAACCCTGACCGACTTCACCCCGGACATTGTGCGTCTCCTCCGTCGTCGGCTCCTGCGTGACATCACGAAGATAGCCGCTTTCCAGGTGCTGCTGCGTCCAGGTGTCCAGAGCGCTGGTGAAGACGTCGCCCTTGTTCAGCCCGTCGAAGCTCACCATCACCTCGAAGCGGCGCTCAGCGGCCTTCTTCTTCGCTTCGGTCATGGTCTTCTCCTGTCAGCAGTCCGCACACGGGGGAAGCACGGAGACGGTGACCAGCATTTTACCGCCAGTGCAGCCGCCTTCCACCGGAAGCGGCGTCCATTCTCCGACGGCGCGGCGCTGCGTCGGCCGCCAGCAGCAGGCGGCGGTGCGCCGCATCAGCGTCTGGTGGACCATCTGCGTGGCGGCGGCCGTGGCCCAGTCGGCGGTCGACGGCGGATCGGCGTTCTCGAAGCTGTCGGACGAGTCCGACCAGGGCATACAGAACGCGACACCCATCTCCAGCACCACGGCGTAGCCGAGCGGGCCGCACGGCAACCACGAGTTGTCGGCGGCCGGGAAGTTGTCCCACGACGGGTAGATGTTGGAGATCCGCACCCACGCCAGGCCCGCGCAGCACTCGTCCACGTTGGCGCCGATCAGCGGGCCGGTCTCCTGGCCCAGGCGCAACTGAATGTACTTGGGCGGGCTGGCGAGCTGGCCGAGCTGCGTCGTGAAGCAGGTCAGCAGTTCCTGGGCGACCGGCATGCCGATCGGGTCGACGACGGTCATGGCCAGGTGGTGACGCGGTTGGGCGACTGGTCCATGGAGAGCACCTGCGGGGCCTGCGTGAGCCGGTTCGGGTTGAACTGCACGACCAACTGGTCCACCTCGTTGAGACCGGTCAGCCCCCGGTCCAGGTAGGTGTTCACAGCCGGGAACTGTACGGACACCCCGGAGCGGGTCAGGGACTGCATCCGCTGCGGCAGGCGGCATGGCTGCCCGGCGATGGCCTTACCGATCTCGCAGGCCAGCAGGCTGGCGCCGTCCATAACCTCGTCGGGGACGGCCCGGCCGAACACTCCGGTGACGGTGAAGACGCCCGTGCCGGTGTTGACGTCGAGGTTCTGGCACTGCGGCCAGCAGGCGCCGTCGGTGCGGACCAGCAGCGATCCGTTGTCGATGCGGTAGGCGGTCGGGGTGACGGTGGCGCCGTCCACGTTCACGGAGGTGATCGACACGGTCCGGGGGAGCTGGATCTCGCAGGTCGCGCCGCAGCAGTTGATCCCCGCGCATCCCGCGTTGTGCCAGACGCCGTTCTGGATGTAGAGCGGGTAGTAGCTGTTCCCCTCGTCGGTGCCCCACGGGTTGATCAGGTTCACCGGGTAGACCTGGTAGAGCGGCGGCAGCATGGGGGCGTTGCAGGGCCTGAGCGTGAGCGTGACGGTCCCGAACTGGCGCCCGGTAAGCGAGTAGAGGGTGAACGTCGCCAGCCGCAGAGCGAGGGCCTGCTGAGGGGCGGACAGCCCGTTCCACACGGATTGGCAGCCCGCGAAATTCGTGACGGTCCAGCCGTCGGGTACCGCGCTGGTCATCGGTCCTCCTCCAGGGGGCGAACGGGCCGGACGGGACGGTGGCCCGCCCGGACCATTCGATCAGCTCGCGCAGCCGCAGGACGCGGCGGGCGGAGCCAGGTACGTCCACTGGAGGTGCCGGTGCGTGTCGTTCGGCAGGGCGACCAGCAGGCTGGAGGCCGTACCGTTCGTCATGTTGGCGAGCACGGTCTTCGGGCCGACGCCCCAGTTGGTGCCCTGCTTGGTACGGCCCGACACCGTGAACGAGACGTTGCTGTTTTCGATCTTGAGGTCACCGACGGTGCCCTCAACGATGTTCGGCAGCAGGAAGTACCCGTACGGCACCAGCGAGAACGTGCCGATCGTGACGCACTGGGCGTTGGACATGTTCGTCCAAACCTCCAGAGCGAACGCACCGGCCGCGTAGTTGCTCGTGCGGGTCTGGAAGCCGACCGCCGCCGGGGTGGCGGCGTTGTTCAGGACCAGCGTCGAACCCGTGATCAGGCCGAACAGTTCCGGGTCGACGTTGCAGAAGGTGATCGTGACTTCGATCCACTTGAGCTGCTTCGGCGACTTCTCGTTGACGCACATCACGCCAGCCGCGTTCAGGACGACGATCTCCTGACCCGCTTCGACCTGATCCTGCATCTCCACCGAGACGAAGCCGGTCGAGACGGCCGACACGCAGGAGCCCACCAGGGGCGTACCGCACGAGTTGACTGTCTGGACCCGCATGGTGGTGCCCTGGATGGGGGCCTGACATACGGCCGTCATTCGCTACTCCCTGGCCTTGCCCGGCCGCGCACGGCGGGCCGGATGGGTGGTGTCTTCCTCGTGGGCGGCGGGGTCGGCCACAGCCTCCCGGTTACCGTCGGCCGCGTAGGCGTCCTCGTTGACCGCTGCGGCGTCCGGCTTCTCGGCGTCCTCCGGCCAGCGGTCGGCCCGCTCGGCGTTGAACGCCTCGGCCACGTCCTCCGGGACGCGCCAGGACAGGGCGACGTCATGTTCGCCGCGCTGCGCTTCCACAACCCGGGAGTCGTAGCCCTTCTCCTCGGCCAGCTCGATCAGCCGTCCGGTCGTCTCACCCTCCGGCTCATGCCGGTTGATCAGGACGACCGCGACGGTGTAGTCATCGCCAGTAGGCATCGTTCGCTCTCCTTAGAACAGGGCTCCAGCGACAGCCGCACCGGTGCTGGCGGTGAGCGCGCTGAGATTGACCAGTACGAAGAAGGCTACGCAGTCCACCGTGATGGCGTACGCCTGCTGAGCCGTCGTCTGCCACGCGTTGCCCGACCGGTCGAACCCCTGCTCCGGTGGGTTGACGAACACCTTGTCGTCGCGCCATATCGTCACAGCCCCCGTCGCCACGATGTACGCGGAACCGGCCGCCGGGACGGTGGTGTCGGCGTTCGGCTTGTTGCCGGTGTAGCCGCGACCCCACGACCACATGTTGCCCATCGGCGTCAGGGCGGCACCCATGGTGCCGTTGGCCCGGACCGGGGTCGGCGCCAACTTGCGTTCGGCCAGGTACGGCACCACGTACGGGCGGCAGTGCAGAATGCCCGGATAGCTGTACTGGGCCAGGGCGTCTTCGAGCAGGCCGACACCGTATTCGAGGGTGACGGCGGTGCCCGGTGTCGGCGTGACGTCGAGGATGCCGGAGCCGTTGTTCAGTTCCGGGCGGACCAGGGCGGCCTGCACGTCGGCCGTACCGCCCCAGAATGCCTGCTCGGCGACGTACTGCGAGTTGTCGTTGAGCCGCACCCGTGCCCGGCGCATGACCTCGTCGGAGGACCACGGGAACGCGCCCAGCTTGATGCTCGAAACGGCCTGGAACGGCAAGCCGATGGCCGCCCCGTCACAGGCGTCGATCGGCAGGACTCCGCCGTTGACCGTGGGGGAGGAGCAGGACGCAGCCGCCCACAGGTGGGCGGATCCGCAATGCTCTTCCAGGTACTGAACCCCGCCCACGGCGACGTGGGCGGGCATCGGGAAGGGACCGTTGGCCGCCGCGAAGAGGCCGTACCGGATGTTTCCGACGGCAGGCTGGTCGACGTAGACCGGGCCGGTCATCGGCGTGAGCGTCGCCATGTTCCCGTCTCCTTTCGCCTCGAAGCCGTCCGGCCAGCGCGGGAGCTGGCCGGACGGTCACGGGGTTGGTTACGGGTTGGTCCAGGCGGGCTGCGTGGTCGGCGCGTAGGACGGCTGGCCGTCCGGCACCAGGCCACCGGTGATGTTGCCGATGGTGTAGACGCGGGAGTCGAAGCAGGTCTTCGCGGCCAGGACGCCCTGCTCCGTGAAGAGCTGGGTGGTCTTGTTCTGGGCCAGCAGCGTCGAGTCGTACACGGTGTCCAGGGTGATGATGTCGGCGTTGCCGCGCACCCAGGTTCCGGCCGCGTACAGCAGGAACTGCATGGTGTGCGGCCAGTCCTGGAGGAAGTCCGTGGTCAGCGGCGTGGTGCCGAACTGCTGGAAGACCGACGGGGCGCCGGTCGGGTACGCCGCCCAGTAGAAGGCGTCCTGCCAGTCGTAGACCCACTGGACGCGGGCGCCACGGACGGCCAGCCACTCGGCCATCTTGCTCATGGTGGCCGCGAACTGGTCGCCGGAGCCGTCGCCGTCCACGAACTGGCGGCGGGTGAGGTCCGCGCGGATCCAGGACTGCACCCAGGCGGGCAGGACCACTTCGAGGGTCGAGCCCAGCGACATGCGCTGGCGGTACTTGTAGTCCTGAATCGCCATGTCGATGGCGGCCAGCAGGGTGGCCAGGACCGAGTGGTCTGTGCCCCAGGTGCCGGTGGCGGCGGGGGTGTGGGCGGTGACGTTGGAGGGCAGGGCCAGGGCGGTCGAGCCGGTGACCAGCGCGTTGATCATGAACTGGTTGATCTTGTGCGTGTGGGCGATCATCGCGCCCCGCACGAACCGGGCGATCAGCTCCGGGTAACCCCGCAACTGGAGCAGGTCCGCCTGGATCGCCAGACCGTCCGCCTCCAGCCGGGTGTCCGTGAACGACGGGCACGGCACGGACATGACCGGCTTGGTCACGCCGGTGATGATCTGCGCCTCGGTGTAGTGGAAGTACCCGGCGCCCGAGTAGATGGACGAGAAGTCCGGGCCGGTCGTGTACTTGATGCCACCACGCGAGACGTTGATCTCCGGAATGTCCAGCAGACCGTCGGACGACTCCAGCTCGCACAGGTCGTAGATGACCTCGGACGGGGCACACCAGCCCGCACCGGCCGCCGTCAGCGACATCGCGCCGCCGGACGCCTCGATCTTCTTGCGGGCCATCTGCACCGACGCCAGCAGCGAACCGCCGGGAAGGCGCTTCTCGGAGGCCGCGTAGTCGATGACCGCCGTCGCGTCCTCCATGAGGCCGCCCGACGCGGTCAGCTCGTTCGGGTAGTCCAGCCTGAACTGCGCAACCGAGTGCTGCTGACGACCGCCGCTACCGCCGCCCGCGCTGTACTGGAGGAACCGCTTCTCGATGGCCTTGCCGACCTTGGTCCAGTCCAGCTCCTCACCCATCGGGTAATCGGAGTTGGCCCCGGCGAGGATGACGGCCGGGGACCGCTGCACGCCGGTCTCGGCCGGGACGGCAGGGGTGGCCTGGGCGGCTACGGCCGCGACACCAGGGGCGGTCGGCTTGGCCGCCGCCGTGGTCGTGGCGGGAGCCGCCGGAGTGACAGCCTCAGTGCCCGCGCCATCGGCGGCGGCGTCCTCGGTGTCGTCATCCTCGCCGAGCGATTCGGAGAGGGCGGCGAAGGCGCCAGCCGCGCCGGTCCGGCGGGTGCGCTCCTGGTCGACACCCTGGACGATCTTGGTAAGTTCCTTCATGGTGTCGATGTCGTCGGACGAGACGTCCGATACATCCATCTCCGCGTACGCCGCTGCGGCGTCACGCGCCTGCGAGCGGACCGAAGTGAGGTCTTCCGTCGACATGCCCGAGAAGGCGTAACCGCCGTGCTCGTCAGTCGGGACCTCGAAGGGGAGGTTCACTGCTGTCTCTCTTCGCACTTCGAGCGCTCCGCCGGACCGTGGCAGCACGGATACACCTGCGGGCGATCATAGCGGTAGTCTGCGGATTCCTGGAGGAGGAGGCCGTATGGACCTGCAAGACGGCGTGCTGATCGGCACACCAGGCGCATACGAGGCGCGCATGGAACTGGAGAAGGCGATCAACCCCCGAGCGGGTGAGAAGGTCACCATCGGATACCCGCACCTGGACACGTTCGGCGCCAACTTCGTCGAGTCGGCATTCCGGATGGTCGCCTACGACAAGGCGCACGGAAACCACCTGATGCACAACACGGGTCTGCTCAACAACGGCGCGCTGGTGCCGGTGTGGGGCCGGTCGGTGGAGCTGTCCCACGCCCGCAACACGGGCGCCGCCGCGTTCCTATCCGGCGAGTCCGAATGGCTGCTCTGGTGGGACTCCGACATCGGCGCGGAGCAGGACGCGCTGGAGAAGCTGCTGGAGGTCGCCGACCCGGTGACCGCGCCGATCGTGGGCGGCCTGTGCTTCATCGAGGGCGAATACACGCACGACTTCCGGGGCGGCCTGCGCTCGGCACTGTCGCCCACGCTGTACGACTGGGCGTGGATTCCCGGCGTGGACGGGCATCCCGGCACGTACAAGATGATCCCCCGGGCCGACTGGGTGCCCGGTGATGTGACCCGGGTCGGCGCGACCGGGACCGGGTTCCTGCTCACCCACCGGTCGGTGTACGAAAAGATCAGCGTCTGGCTCTCGAACCAGGGCGCCCCGCCGAACATCTGGTTTGAGCGGATCGCCGGTCCGGACGGGGAGCGCTGCGGCGAGGACGTGTCGTTCTGTCTGCGGGCGCACCAGCTCGGCCTGCCGGTCATGGTTCACACGGGTGTCATCACCACCCACCAGAAGACGATCTGGTACGGGGAGAAGGACTACCGGATGAAGCCGGTGGCGCCGTACACGGGTGTGGTCCCCCTTCCCCCGGAGGACTGGCCGGTGCTGTCGGTCAACGCGAACGCGGTCAAGGATGCGGAGCGCAACTCGCCGATGCGTGGCTGACCCCGAACGGCCATGATCGAAAACGTCGCGTGAGATAGTGCTGGCGTCTCCTCGGGGGGCGAAGAGACAGAAGCGGCCCGCACCCGGTTCGGGGGCGGGCCGCTTCGCTCCGGCACTATCGGAGCTTGCGCAGCTTGCGGGAGACGTGGGCGTGGGTCAGCGGGGTCCGCACGCTGTCCGGCCGACCTCCGGCGACGGTGCCGCTCAGGGAGTAGCACGCCTCGCCGGTCTCCGCCCGGCACACCTGCGAGCACTTGCGGTAGGCGTCCCAGTCGACAGGTGCGGCGTCGGCCGCCTCCTGCCGGGCGACCGTGGCGACCAGTCCAGGATCCAGGCTCATTTCGCTGCCTTCCGTTGGCACGCCGGACAGATCCGGACGCGCAGACGACGATCGGTCATGGATACCCCGTCGTAGACCTGCCAGCCGCGCACCCGGAGTGCGTCGTCGGACGCCCAGGCGCCGATGAGGCAGGTGTCGCACGCCTGGTGCTCACGGCCCGGGTCGGGCTCGGCCACATCGAACAGGGGTTCGGTCACGGCGGCCTACTCGAAGGCGATCTTGAGGGCGGCGGCCACGACGCTGGCGACCAGCACCACGCCGTAAACCGTCAGGACCACCAGGGCGACGGCGAGGATGAACGGGCCGAGGAGCAGGAATGCCAGGAACATCCCGATGGGGTGGGGGTGGGTCCTCATGTCGTGTCTCCTTGTCTGTCTGCCTTCAGGGTACACCTCCTTGTGCCGGGCAGGAAGAGACGTGTATGCTTAGGGCCGACAGATACGAGGAGGCAGCCGTGACCTACGCCATCACCCGAACCCCTACGGGGGTGAGCCGGTTCACCTTCGCCCAGCAGGGCAAGTACCCCCAGATCCTGCGGGAGATCCGCCAGGGCGTGAAGCGCACCCACTGGATGTGGTACGTGTTTCCGCAGCTCAGGGCGTTGGCGAAGAGCGAGACCGCCCGATACTACGGGCTCGCCGACCGCGACGAGGCGCTGGCCTACCTGGACAATCCGGTCCTGCGGTTGAGGCTGGCTGAGTGCTCCATGGCCGTCCTCCAGCATCGGCGACTGATGTTCAGCGACATCGACCGGCGCAAGCTCCAGGCGTGCATGACGCTGTTCGCCCAGGTGGTCAAGGATCCGAGCATCCCGAACGCCGTACTGACCAAGTTCTACGGGGGGCCGGACCAGCGCACCCTGGACGTTCTCAACGGCACGTACGTGCCACCGGCACCGACCGCGATGGGGAGGGTAGAAGTGGGACACCACTGGGAGAAGCAGATCGCCGCCGCGCGCCGCTCCGTGCAGGAGGCCGGGCAGCGGATGCCCGAGGAGTACGCGACCCCCTGGACGCGCACCCAGATCGAGTCCTTCCTGAAGGGGTTCAACCTCAACGCGGCCATCACCCGGCGCATCACGGAAGCCTGGATCGCCGACGGGGAGCGGTCCCGCGACGCGGGCTGGGAATCACACGCAGACTCCGTCTACTACGACGAGGGATAACCAAGGAGGAAACATGCCCAAGGATGCGAACCCGGGTGGTCCGGGCGGGCGCCGCCGGAAGATCCAGACCAACGTGCCGCGCGGGAAGACCTCGCACGGCAAGAGCGGCGGATGCCAGTGCCCGATGGCGGCGGCGGTGCAGTCCGTCAAGCGGGGTAAGTTCCGTCTGGCCCGCCGGTACGCGGTGATGTCAGTCCGGCTGATCGCGGCACGGCTGGCGTAGGGGAGGCCCAGGAAATGGCAACGTTCACCGACGCCGACATGCGGCGCCAGGTCACCACGGCGCTCGCAGGCGAGTGTGTGGACTACGACGTCGTTGCGATCGTCGATCAGCTCAGGCAGGAGAACGGCACCGTCCCCATCGACGATGTGCCCGCACACCGCTTCTGGGCGATCGTCGAGAAGTTCAGCGTCGTCGGGTAGACGGGGGGCCGGTTGGCGCTGTATGCTGATGGCATACAGCGCCAACCAAGGAGGACACCATGCAGACCGCCACCGTCACCCGCAAGCCCAGCGCCCGCGCCTACGACGCCAGCAACAAGCGCGTCACAGTCTCGGTCGGCGACCAGGTGAAGACAGCGTTCGGCAAGGGCAGAATCGAGCGGATCTCCGACTACGGATACGCCGCCCTGCACGTCCGGATCTGCGACCCCCGCAAGCACGAGCACGGCAACGTGGTCACCGTGCGCAGCATCCGCTGACCGACACAGAGACGCCCCGCCCCCGGGGAAGAAGGGGGGCGGGGCGTCTCTGTGTGCTCAGGACGTCTTGTTCCAGGTGGCGCCGGGCGTCTTCGCCGCGAACACCTTAGCCTCGGTCTCCCGGACGGCCGTGAACTGCTTGAGCACGTTGCCGTTGGCATCCTTGACCACGTAGTTACCGAGGCCCGATCCGCCTCCACCACAGTTGCAGCCCATATGGACCTCCTCCTACATCACTCCTGTGCGAGCGCGACCGCGAGGCCGCTCATGACCTCATCGTAATCGGAGATCCGGTCAGGGGCGGTAGCCGCCGCCAGCAGCTCGCGCCACCGGTCCGCCCGTGCGGCCTTCTCCTTCGCCTCCTGCTGCTCGGCGAGCATTCCCCGGGCGATGGCACGGCCCAGCTCCTCGGTGCCCAGAGCGGCCACCAGGGCGGGCGCGCTGGCCGTTTCCGTCTCCTCGTCGTCGATGACGCGGGGCAGAGCGCCAGCAGCGACGAGGCTGAAGATCTCCTGCTCCTCTTCGGCCGCGTCGAGCACCCCGCCATCGAGGGAGGCAGCCATCATGCGCGGGATCGGGAAGCCTGCCGTGTTGACGTGCAGGGCGGCCACCATCTCCAGGTTGCCGCCGATCCGGCGCCAGTCGCCGGACAGCGGCGTCGCCCGCATGGTCCGGACGGCCGCGTCGTCCGCCTCGGGGACGAGGGCGCCCGCAACCCAGATGCCGTGCCCGTCCTCGCCCGCGCGCACGAAGGCACCCATGTTCGAGGTCCGGTCGTAATGCTCGGCGGCAGCCCGGAAGCCGAGGTTCGGCGCCGCGTGGCCGCCGCCGTACGTCAAACGACCTACGGGCACACGACTACCGTCGGCGGTGACCACCTCGCCGGTGTGGAAGTAGGCGTAGCCGGTCTGGGTCTTCGGGGCGATGGTGCACGAGTCGCCGATACCCACGTGGCAGGTGCCCCAGGCGGCGACGTGGCCGTACACGCGGCCGTCGTCGCCGATGTGCAGCGGGGTGGGGCCGCTGAGCTGCGGGTTGTCGAACCATTCCTTCGGCGGGGCGACCGGGGCGGCTCCGGCCATGAGCGCGGCCATCTTCTGTCCGGCCTTCCAGTTGTCGGGCAGGCTGGCTTCGCAGCCCTTGCGCTTGGCGATAGCGGTAACCCGCTGCTTGAACTGCGCGTACGGGATCTTCGGGTCGGCGCGGCCGTACGAGGAGACCGCATCGCCGATGCTCGCGCAGTCGGTGATCGGGAAGCGGCGGCCCTTCGGGTCCACGAAGTCCTCAGCGTCGATCTTGGAGCGGTCCAGCGCCCAGCCTGCGCCGCCCGCCTGCTCGGCGTCGCCGCCGGGGTAGTCCGGATCGCCTGCCTTCTGCTTCGAGGGGCGCGGGAGCTTCTTGCGCGCGAATTCCTCGAACTCCTCGTCGGTGAGCCAGATCCCGGAGTCGGCCATCTCCTGCGTGTCCTGGGAGCCGTCCACGTTCGGCCGCTTCTTGGTCTTGCGGCGGGGGATGACGGTCTCGTCCATCTCGTCGCTGCTGCCCGAGGCCATCTCGCCATCGTTTTCGATCATGGAGGGCCATTCCACATCGGCCCAGTCGAACTCGATGAGGGCGCCCGCGACCATCGCGCTGGAGGTGGTGCCGTCCACGTTCGGGTCGGACGAGTCGATCGGGGTCAGCTTCGCGTGCCCGGCCAGCTCGGCGAACGCGGGGATATGCACCAGCGTGGCCGAGGCGAGACGCCCGGAGCGGATCATCCGCAGGCGGGGACCGTCGAACGCCTCCTCCGCCATGACCGGGCCGCCGCAGCCGCAGTCACTGCCGGACTTGCCCGCGTGGGCCATCTTCGCGGCCTTCAGCTTCCCGGCCTGCTCCTTCTTCCAGGCGGCGTACGCCTTCGGCTCGGGGACGTGCTCGGCTTCCATCTGGTCGAGGTCGACGGACGGGCCGATCACCTTGTTCTTGGTGAACATCCGGGCGGCCGTGGCGGCGTCGCGCACATCCTCCGGCCACGAGTCGTCGTCGTAAAACTCGCCCTTCGCGGGGAGCAGGCCGTCTTTCTCCTTGCCGATCTTCGAGATGTGCCCGACGATCACGGCATTGTTGTGCCCGCCGGAGTCCGTGGCGACGTACCGCAGGGGCAACGGCAGGGTGCGGTGCGTCAGAGCCCCAGCGTCGAACTGACGGCCGTCGCCGGTCGGCTTACCGATGACGGCGATTGGCATCTGCCAGGCGGTCCCCATGCGTTACCCCTCTCCCGATGCCAACATGCTACGGCCGTCGGCCGCTTTCGCTACCAGAGCACTCCGGTGCTCCCGCCGACGACCAGCGCCAGTCCGGCGCTGACCAGCAGGGCGCCGGGAGCCAGGTCGGCGGCCAGGCCGATGGCGCGTGCGAGCTTGCGGAACATGGTGACCTCCCTTGTCGGCCAACACGCTACAGCTCATGTCAAACACCCTGCTGTTCAGGCAGGTCGGCGGCGTCGGCCCAGGACTGCGGATCCCGTTTCTCGATCTCGCCGACGAGGTGCTGGACACCCAGGGGGAGCTTCTCCCAGGTCGCGGATTCCTCGCCGCCCGCCGACTGCCAGGCGTCGATGATCTGGCGCCGCTCATCAGGGTGCACGTCGGTGCTCCCCAGAGCCTCGCTGAGGCGGTTGAACAACTGGCCTACCTGGCTCATCCGGGCTCCTTTTGGACGATCAGTACGGACCGGTTCAGCCAGTTGAAGGCGGGCTTTCCGTGGGATGCGACGTGCCCCGCGCCGCCGCCGCCGTGGGCGCGGTGATGCGGGTTGATCTCGATACCGTCCAGGCCCCTGGCCGCCCCCCAGCGGCCCGGATCCCAGAACGTGCTGACCTCGTAGCTGGAGCCCTTGGCCTTCGAGATCCGCGACGAGTTGGCCTGCGCCTCCCGCTCTACCTTGTCGTACTTCTCCATGACGGCGCTCTTCGGGATGAGGACGCGCACGATCGAACCCTTGGAGTGGTCCGAATACTGCTCGGCAACCCGCTTGCTGGTCGCCAGGTAGTAGCCGTTCCCGAAGATCCCCTTGCCGTAGTAGGCGGGGCCGGTTCGCATCTCCTCGTTGATGTCCGCAGCCGTCTTGCCGCCGGAGCCGCCCCGGCTACGTGCCGACCAGCCGCCACCGGCGCCGGTGACGCCACGCCACGCCTCGATGTAGTCGCCGGTCGCCAGGAGCCGGTCGATCTCGGCCTTGCTCTCCACGGTCGGGGTGTCGTCGAAGCCCTGCATGGCGCCGATGGCAGCCAGGCGACCGTCAGCGGTCTTGCCGTCGTAGAGCTTGCGGTCCTGCTTGACCTGCTGCCGCATCGAGTCGATGGCCGTCTTGTCCGACACCAGGTTCTTGCCCTTCGACTGCTTGTGGGGGTGCGGCCAGGCGTTGAAGTTGGCGGGCGCCTGGCGGCCACCGGACGGCATGTTCAGGCGCCCCAGCCGCTTGGTGACCGGTCCGGGCCGGGCGACCTGCCCCAACGTGACGCCGGTACCGCCGGTCGGGTACAGGCTGATGACGTTCTGCTCCAGCTTGCCGCCCGCAATGGGGTGGTGCAGGCTGCCCGCCTTGTCGAGTGCCCGGATCTCGTCGAGGGTCATCCACTTCGCGTCGGAGGTCTCGGCGCGGGCGTGGGCGGTGGTCAGGTTCGGCTTGATCATCGTCGGGACGGACGCGGCCACCGTCGTGTACTTCCACGAGCTGTTCGGCACCGTGAACGTGTGGTCGCCGTGGACCAGGGCGTCCTTGAACACGTCGTCCTTGAGACCCAGCTCCTCGATCGTCTCGCGGGTCGCACCCTCGTGCGGGGTCTCCTTCGAGTCGGAGGCGCCGCCGGGGAACGTCCACTTTCCGGGGTCGGAGATGGCCGGACCGCGCTGCACCATCAGGTAGCGCTTCTCGCCGGTCTGGGAGTCGGTGTGCTGGAGCAGCAGACCAGCCGCGCCGTGGTGGCCCCAGACCCGCCCGCCGCCGGGAAGCGACATCCAGCCGTCGCCGGACTTGCCGGAGTCCTTCGCCTTCGCCAGGCCCTTGAGCGGGGTGGCGTAGCGGACCTGACCGGCAACCGCGTTGGCCGGGGGGATGATCGCGCCGGTCGGGACGTGGCCGGACGGGGTTCCGGGCGGGGTGAACCGGTCGATCAGCAGCTTCGCCTTGGCGGCGGACGGCCCCTTGGCGGTGGTCTGGATGAACGACAGGTCGCCGAGGAGGTGGCCCTGTTCCTGGCTGTTCAGGTTGTTGAAGTCTCCGCCGCGCAGCGCCCCGTAGGTGGAGAGCTGGTGCGCCATGGTGTGCGACTTGGGGTGTACGCCGTAGATGGTGTCCAGGGCGGCCTGCACGTGCGGCGGCACGCCCGTCTGCACGGTCGTCGGGGTGACTCCGGCCGGGGTGGCGGTCTGCGGTGCGTTCGGGTGGAACTTGGCGTTGAGCACCTGCTGGTCGGTGCCGGGCAGCGACTTGATCCGCTCGTCGATGGCGTCGCGGAATGCCGGGGGCAGCGAGTCGTACTCGGACTTGGGCAGGTTGTTGAGGTTGGAGGCGGCGACGTGATCGGCCACGGTGCGGCTCGGGCTGACTGAGCCGATGGCCATCATCTGGTTCGCGTCGAACTTCGAGGCGGTCACCTTGGGTTCGCCGATGGCGAAGTCCTTGGTGAAGGCGGCGTCGTAGCGCTGGCTGAGCGTCAACGACGAATCGTTTTCGATCTTGTCCAGGTCGTCGGTGACCTTGGACCGCTCGAACGGCGTGAGCGTCGAGAAGGTCTGGAATGAGCCCAGCGACCGGTACGCCTCGGTTCGCGAGGACGGGTCGATGATCTTCGTGCCGTACTGGGCGATGTCGGCGGCGTTGCGGGTGGCCCGATCGTGGTAGGCGTTGCGGGTACCGGACAGGTGCGCCACCAGGGACAGGGGCATCACCTTGAACGGGTTGTCCTGCGGCGTCCAGGGGACCGGGGGCCTGGCTTCCGCGCGGTTCTGGAGCTGCATCAGGTGCGTGTTGATGGAGCCGCGCACGTAGTCAGGCAACCTGTTGTAGTCAGCCGGATCCAGCTTGCGGTAGATGTCCAGGTTGTTCGGGTTGGCGTAGCTGTCGGCGGCGGCACGCAGGGCGGCTTCGGCGTCGTCGGAAAGCTTCGGGTCGCCGTCGATGTCCCGCAACGTGATGTAGGTGCCGGTCTTCGCGTACGAGTTGGTCTGGTTGGCGAGGCGTTCCCGGAGAACCGCCTTCACCCGGGACTGGGCGGTCGGGGACAGCGTGTGGAATTCGCGGAGCCGCTCGGCGGGTACGTCATGGTCGCCGGTGCTGGAGATGTGCAGCAAGTTGTCGACGACATGGTTGCGGGTGGCCGAGGACCAGGGGCTCCCCGAGGGCACGCCGGGCTGGCCGCGCAGGCCGGTGAGGATGACGTGCTCGCGTAGCGCCTTGACGGCTTCGGCGTGGATCGGGTGGGCGCCCGCCAGGTGGTCCAGGTTGGCCGAGAACAGGTCGGAGATGTCCGAGGAGGAGAGCCGGGGTGCGTCTTCCCAGTTGTACTTGTTCGAGGCTTCGCTGATCGAGTGGTACAGGCCGCCGGGGGCGCCGTACGGGTTATCGATCATGGTGGCGCGCAGCCAGAGGGGCAGCTTCGGGTTGTCCTCGGCGATCCGCTGACTCTCCTTGGCCAGCAGCGCGGCGGGCGACGTCTGGCTGCCGTACGCGCCGGGCGACTGGAGCCGGGCGTGCAGCATCTCTTCCCAGAGCTTGTTCGCGTCGATCTTCCCGGCGCGGAAGTCAGCCTCGGCCTGCTGCATCCGGGCGACGCCGGGGTGCAGGCCGGTGTACTTGGTCAGCGCGTCCCCGGCGGCGGGATCCAGGACGGTGCTGCCGTTGACGTTCTTGTTCGAGGTGTGCAGCTCGTTCAGGGCGTCGGTGATCTTCCGCTGCTGCTCGGGCGTGAGGGCGTCGAACTGCGCCTTCGAGAGGGCGCCCAGGGCCTTGAGCCGGTCGTCGCGGCTCATCCCGAGAGCGCCCGACTTCGTCTCGGCGGCCTTCAGGGCGTCCATGGCGGCCGTGGCGCCGGTCTTCTTCTCCTCCGCGTGCAGCTCGCCGATCGACGGGGCGTGGTCCCACTTGCCGCCCGCTGCGGGGGAGCCGTCCTCGATGATCCGCTTGTAGGCGGCGGCCTTGGCCTTCTGCTCCGGGGCGGCCTTCGGATGGGTGGCGACGAACGCGAGGCGTCCGATGATCTTCTTGCGGTCCTCCTCGGAGAGGCTCTTGACCTGCCCGGGGCTGAGGCGGGCGACGGTCTTGATCACCTCGTCGTTGTCGATCAGGCCGGACGAGGCTGCCTTGACGGCCTGGGTCTGCGGGTCGTTGTAGCCCGTGCCGACAGCGGGCGCGGCCGGGGCGTTCGGCGCCGGAGTCGTGTGAGTTGATCCAAAACGATCCAGGAGATGCTGCGCGGCCTGCTGCTTCTTCGGGTCGAGGAACTTCGCCTTCGCATTGGCCAGGTCGTCGCGGATCTTGCGCTGCGTCGTCGAGTCGAGCTGATCGAAGTCCGCCTTCGACAGTTTGCCGTAGGCGTCCGTCTGGGTCTTCGCCATGTGCGCCTTGGGCACGGCGCGGCCAGCCACGGCGCGGGCCTGCTGGGCGTCCGGCGACAGGACGTTCGGGGTGGAGGGGGTGCCCGGCGACGAGGCCGGGGCCGCCGGGGTGGAGGGGGCGGGCGTCCCGGACGCGCCCGGCTTGAACGTGTCCTTCAGATCCTGGGCGAGCTTGCCGGGGCCGGTGCCCTTGGCGATCTGCTCGTCCAGGTCGTCGAGGACCTTCTTCTTCGTGCCGTCGTCGAGGCTGTCGAACTGCGCCTTGGACAGCTTGCGGTAGACGTAGGTCCGGGCGGCGAGGCTGAGCTTCGCCGAGGGGTCCTGCGCCTTGCGCACGTTGTCGAGCAGGTCGGGCGTACCGCGAGGCAGGCTGGGTGCGGCCGGGACGGCGGGACCAAGCACGGCATTGTCGTGGTGGTCCTGCATCCGCTTGATCAGCGGCGGAAGGCCGGGCTTAGCGCCCGCCAGGTGGTCGCGGATCTCATGGTTGAACTCAGTGATCCCGACGTCGTTCGTCCCATGCCCGAGGCCGGGCATGTTGTCGGCGCTGGCCAGTTTCAGGGCGGCGTTCGCCAGCCGGTCCACCAGGATCCGGAACTTGGGGTCCTGGGTGATGTCGGTCCCGCTGGCCTTCATCTGGCTGAAGGCGTCGGCCAGCTTGGTGACGTCCGTGTTCTGCTTGCCGAAGATCGCCTCGGTGATGCGCAGGGCGGCGTGCGCCTGGTCGAGGCTGCGGGCGTGGGTGACCGCCTGGGCGGTCGAGGGCGGCGTCTTGACGGCCTGGCCGAGGGAGACCTTTCCCGGGGTGAGGCTGACCTTTTGGTAGGTGTGCCCGCCGGGGGTGGTCACCGTGCCCGGGGTGCCGGGGGTCAGCGCCGGGGCGGTGCCGGGGTTGTTGCCTGAGTGCAGCTTCAGCAGCAGCTCATCGGCCTTCTTCTGCTGCGGGCCGAACCCGCGCGCCTTGATGGCGGTCAGCTCGTTGCGGATGGTCGCCTTGTCGGCATCGGTGAGACCGGCCCATTGCTGCGGGGTGATCTGGTCAGCCTTACCCAGCTTGTAGGTGTCGGTGACCTTGGGCTGGGTGATGACGAACGCGGGTCCGCGTCCGGCGACGGTGGGCTTCTTCTGCTTCGGGCCGAGGGGCAGGGGCGGGGCGGTCTTGACCTGCACGTGGGCGGCGTTGGAGACGGCCTGCCCGGCGGCGTGGGCCTGACCTCCGGCGAGGTCGGCTTTCTGGTTGACCTGCCCCAGGGGGACGGCCTTGACGTTGTTGGCCGGGTGCTGGCCGGTGGGGGCTGGCTTGGGCTTGATCTCGGTGAGCAGGCGCCGGGGGATGGGCTTGTTCTGCGAGCGGAGGTCGGCGATGCGCTTGACGCGCCGCTCGTTGGCCTTCTTGACCCGCTCGTCTTCGAGCTGCTTCCAGATGTGCGGGGAGACGCTGTGCAGGGTGTGCTTCCAGCCCTTGCAGGGGCCGGGGTGCAGCGGGGTGCGGCAGGCGGTCAGGGAGCAGGTCTCGTGGGCGTCGTCGTCCTGGTTGATCCATGCGGCGAGCGCGGCGACGATGGTTCGCAGATCTCCGAGCGGCTTCACCCCGGGCTGGCCGGAGGCGATCATGTGGTCTCGCTGGGCGATGCCGACGGTGGCGGCCAGGTGGTTGATGTCGAGAGGCTGCGCAGCGGTCTTGCCGTTGGCCCGGCCGGTGAGCAGCATCCCGAGCGTCGTCATGCCGCGATCATAGCGGTTGTTTTTGATCTTGCAGTGCCCGCGCGACCCCCTCGGGCAGGCTGATCCGTGGCCGGTAGAAGTTGTGCAGCACGGCCGGATTGCCCACCCGGTACGCGACCCCGGCGGGCTTGTCCGCCAAATACTCGAAGCGCGGCTTGTGCCCGACCTGATCGCAGGCGATATACGCCAGCTCCGCCACCGAGAAGCCGACCCCCGTACACAGGTTGACCGGGCCAGCAGATCCGGACTCCACGACGGCGAGCGCGCCACCGATCACGTCGTCGATGTGGATCCAGTCGCGCACCTGATCCCCGTTGCCCCAGATCACGAACGGATCCTCCCGGCGGCGTGCCCGCTCGATCAGTGCCCGGAACGGGAAGTCCTCGCTCTGGTCCTCCCCGTAGCCGGAGAACGGCCGGACCACGGTGACGCGCAGGCCAGCCTTACGCGCCTCGGCGGCCATGCGCTCGCCGGTCAGCTTCGTCCACCCGTACACCGAGTCGGGTTCCTGGGCGTCGGTCAGGTCCGTCATGTCCTCGTACAGCGGCTCGGCGTAACCGTTGTCGCGCTGGTATTCGATCGGGTAGGCGGCCGAGGAGGACAGGTACAGCACGCGGCCCTGACCGGTGCGGACGGCCCAGTCGAACATGGCGGCGTCCAACTGAAGGTTCCTGGCCATGTGCTGCGGCTCGGTGTCGATGGCGGCCCTGTGTGGCGCTGAGGCGGCGGCGTGCACCACCAGGTCCCAGCGGGTGTCGAACCGGAAATGCTCCAGGGCGTCGAACCCTTCAGCGATGTCGACCCCCGCCACGTCCCAGCCGCGCCGGGCCAGCTCGGCGGCCATGTGCCGACCGACGAACCCCGACGATCCGGTGACCAGCGCTCGCGCCGTCATGAGCACGCCCAGATCTGGTACGAGTAGAGGAACCCGGCCGGGCGGGTATCGACGGTGGCGTGCACCTGCGGGGTGAACCCGGCCGCACGGAGCATCCTGTCGACCTCTTCGGCGTCCCAGCCCCACACGTGTTCCGGGTTCGAGTTGTCGGCCTCCCCGTCGGGCGTCGACAAGATCAGCTTCTTCGTCTTCGCGCGCAGGCGCGTGAGCAGGGCATCCGGGTTGTCCAGGTGCTCCAGGGTCTCCGACAGGATGAACAGGTCCACCGGGCTGATCCGGTCGAGGGTCTCTTCGATCGGGCCGGTGTGCTCGTAGCCGGGCGCGAAGTCGCCGAGGACCAGCCGTGCCCGATGGGATCGTTCCAGGCGGCGGGCGATGGTCGCGTTGCCGCAGGACAGGTCCGCGACGGTGCCGAGGGGCGCGAGCATGAGGGCGGCCATGGCCGAGGTGACGTCAACCCGGTACAGGTGATCTTCCCAGCGCCGGTGGTCATGGGGGACCGGGTACAGCTTCTTCAGCTCGCCGGGGGTGGGCATGGGGCGGAGCCGGGTGCGCATCATCGCAGGGCCTTCACCTTCGCCACGTCGTCCGCGTAGTGCTTCAGGTAGTAGGCGTTGTAGGCGTCGGCGTCCTTCGCGTACATCCCGGAGGTATTGACGCGCAGGTACCCGGCATCCCATTCGGCCTTACCCGCGTACGGGTGCAGGTGCTCCACCACCACGTCAGGCAGGTATCGCAGACATTCGGCGTTCCGGCCGAGGTCGCGCCAGAAGTTGTCCACGAACAGGTGCGTGAGCGTCGGCGGTGCCATGTAGCCGAGAGCGCGGGGGATGTCGGCGGTCATGGCGACCTGGGTGGGGATGCGCTCACCCTGGAGCAGGTCGTCGCCGTAGACGATGCCGGTGCCGAGGTCGTGCAGGGCCTCCAGGTATCGGCTGTCCCATCCGACGGTGCGGGGCCGGTGGTCGTCACCCATGAACCCGACGGCGAACGTGCGGCCGAGGTCGGCGGCGGCGGCGTTGAGCGCCTTCACCATCGTGCCGGGCGTGGGGGTGACGCGCACGTCGCCGGGCAGGCCGTAGACCGCTCGGGCGTAGGCGCCGATGTCGGGATCGTCGGCGTCGACCGCGAACACGAGGCGGGTGAGGGCGGTGCAGGTTTCCAGGAAGGTGGCGGCCAGTTCCTTTGCCGCCGCCGGGCGGGCGCGGGTCGGGACGATCACCAGCAGGTCGGGGTCCATCCGTGCGTCTCCTCCATCGTTTTGGATCTTGCCTATCCCCTGCGTCGGGCAGCTTCCGCCGCGTCGATCAGCTTCTGGCGCGACTTCTTCTCGTGCTCGGCGGCCCGTTCGCCGCTGGCGTCACGACGGCTGGTGCCCGTGGCTGCCCGGACCATCTTGGCCCGGACGCGCTTCTCATGCGCGGAGGCTTTCCGTTCCGCGCGGTCGCCTTCTTCGATGCGCTTGGCCCCCGCTTTCTCGGCTGCCCGGTCCAGAGGGTTCCTACCCTGCCTCGGGATCGTGGGCTTCCGCCGGTGCGCGGCCTCTTCGTCCGCGTGATCCTGGGCGTCCTGGGCGACATGACGCGCGTGGATCACGTCTTCGTCAATCTGCTCACCGAGAGGGTCATGGCCGCTGGGCGCCAGGTCCTTACCGCCGACCTTCTTTAGGCCGCCCTTCTCGAACCGGACGCTGACCTTGCCGAAGGCGTGCTTCTCCGTGACGGTGCCCTTGCCATGTACGGCGTGCATGACGGCGCCGCCGACGTGCAGCCACTTTCCGTCTGGGGCACGCACCTGGTCCGGGTTGAACCCGAACTCCTGCGCCGCCGCCTCTGCCAGCGTGGTCATGACTTGCTCGCCTCCTTGAGGGTCTGGTTCTCGGCCTTCTCGCGCTGCTTCTTCGCCGCTGCGGCCTTCGCCTTGTGGTAGGCGGTGCGCTGCTTGGGCGACATCTTCGCAACCTTCGCCCGTTCGGCGCGACGTTCCAGGATCTTCTCCGCGCGGGCCTTGACTGCCTCGCGGTGCCGCTCTTCCCGCTGGGCGGCGTTGGCCTTCTGCCGGTCCAGGGAGTCCTGCTGGCGGGTGTCCTGCTGGCCGGTGCGCTGGTTCGCCTGGTTGGTGCGGGCGGCGTCCTTCAGGGTCTGCTGGTGCGGGCGGAGCGCCTTGCGGTAATCGGCGACGGCGCGGCGGGCCATGGCTGCCAGCTTCGGGTTGCTGGTGATGTTCGCCTGGGCAACCTGGGTGGCCTGCTGGATGGCGGTGGAGAGCCCCTTGACGGCGACCTGGGCCTTCTGGGCGGGCGTCTTGGTGGCCTCGTCCGGTACGCCGGGTTCGGTCTGGCCGCGCTTCTGGCCCTTGCACAGGCCGGGCTTGTGGGTCTGCATACAGAACTGGCCGTCGGTGCAAACGGCCTGCATGAGGCTCAGGCCCTGCGATCCGGTGAAGCCGTAGGAGGCGGTGAAGCCGTTCTTGTACTGCCGGTTACCCATCTCCGTGGGTTCGTTTTTGATCTCCAGCAGTTCGACGCACCGGCAGTTGATCACCTCGTGGGGCGGCCCGTCCGGGTCGTGCGGGTGCATCATCTGGAAGCCGCCGACGATGAACGGCTGGGCGAACGGGACAGTCTGCCCGTCGGCCTCCACATGGTCCGGGCGGGTACGGCTGTCCTCGGTGGCGAGCCACCTCTTCACCCAGTCGGTGCCCGGGTCGTTCTCGACGATCATGGCGAAGGCGTCGTGCAGCCCACCGTTGTAAGCGCCGACGACCTCGGTTCGTGCAACGGTGCGAGCGCGGGCCTTCCACTTGGCCGTATCCGTGCCGTCGAACAACTGTTCGATCTGGTCGGTGACGTCCGGAATGCTCGCCCCGTTCTGGGTGGCCGCGTTGATCACCTGCGAGACGGCGCCGAAGACCTCCTTGGGGACGGCGGCCAGCCGGTTCTCCCGCTGAGCGATCCAGTTGCGCACGAACGGCCGGGACTCGAACAGCGTCCCGTCGGCGAACAGGTCCCGGTACGGGGCGGCCAGCACCTCCCGCGCCACCTCAGCGGTGTACTTCGCGGACAGGGCGGCCCACTTCGGCGTCTGAGAGAACACGGTCAGCGGGTCGGGCACCAGGCCGAGGCGGGCGACACCACCGGCGAACATGGCCGTCTTCACGGCGGCCAGCCACTCCAGCATCATCTCCAGGTACGCCTCATACAGGGGTGGCTCGTACTGGGCGAAGACCTCAACGGCGGCCTGCTTCTGTGCGGTCGCGCTGGGAAGAGTCGGCTGTGTCATCGCAGCACCCAGGCGAGGAACCAGAGGAACGCCCCGTCGGCGATAGCGGCGAGCCCTCCGACTGCGAGGACGGCGAGAATGCCCATCCGATCCCAGTCGATTGCCACGCGCAGTGACTGGTTCGGGGTGTCAGCCCGGGAGATCTGGCACTCATACTCGCGAGTAACGTCATTTGCGGCATTTTCCGTCACGCTGAGTGCCGGATAGCCGGGGACGTAGGGCACCAGCCCCACGCCGGGCACGTACGTCATGGCGTGAGGTCCCCTCGGGTCTCGTGCAGCATCGACTTCAGGTAATCCGGCTCATGGGCCACGCCCCTGACCAGCAGCTCCGTGCAGTAGCCCGCCAGGATCGTTTCTAAGGCATCGGGATCGACACCCAAGGCCGGTGCCTGCTCACGCACGTGCGTCCACGCACCGGCCAGCAGGGAGGGCACCCGGATGCGGTCCGGGACCATCCGGGTGTGCAGCTCATGCCTCGGAACGGCATAGCGGGCACGCTGCGGGCCGGGCACTAGGCGGCCACCGGCCAGCTCCAGGGCGCGGCGGACGGCGCTGTCGGCGGCGTAGAACAGGCTGGCGTCGACCGCTGAGGCGGAGGCGGCCAACTGGCCGAGCTTCTGCTTCCCCTTGGCCGGGGGGACGTTGCCCTGCTCGGCGTCCTGCACGGACGGGAACTGCGGCAGGCCACGCGCGGCCGGGTCGGAACCTGCGGTGTCGTAGCCGGGGTCGCCGGGCATCAGGTCGGTGCCGGGCGCCGCTGGCGCGGCCGGGGGGGCGGGCAGGGAGATCTTCGGCAGGCCCAGGATCTTCTGCACCTCGGGGTCACCGGCATAGTTGGGCTGGGCCAGCACGAGGGCCTTGGTGAGGTTGTAGAGCAGCTCTTTCGCTTCGGGGGCGTCGTCGTCGGTGAAGGCGGCGTTGTCGCGGGCGGCCTTCGCGGAGATTAGCCCCTTGTCGGAGAACTGCAACGCCTGGTCGGAGCGGTTCGGGCGCACCGTCAGGGCGGCGATGTCGAACCAGAGCGTCATCTTCTCCGGGTCGGCGACACCGGCGGCCTTCAGGGCGGGCTGGAAGTAGCCGACGTTCAGGGCGTCGGCTAGCTGGATCAGCAGCGGCTCGATGTGGGTTTTGATCGAGGACTCTTCGATCTGCCACGACGACCAGTGGTTGGAGCCGCCCATGCCGATCAGCACCTCGGGCGGGATGTCCAGGGACATCGCCATGCGTTCGACGGCGGCCTTACGCATCTCCGTGATCTTGTCGGAGATGGACGAGTCGAACGTCAAGTGTTTGATCTTGTCGAGGGCTTCGGTGGACGCCTGCAAGATGATCGGCACGATGGCGGCGGCCGAATCGCGCTGCTGCATCGAGGTGGCCATGGTCCGCTGGAGCAGGTCGGCGAAGCCCTCGACGCCCGTACGCTGCGGCGTCCCAGGCGTCTCCTGCGGCGGGCGGGGGAAGTCGATGTTGTCGGGCAGCAGCAGGATCCCGGCACCGGCCAGGCGGCTGTCCAGCTCGGCGAACACGCGCTTCGTGCACTGCTCCAGCTCGCGCAGCACCGGCAGGATGGCCCGCACGGTGGAGTCGGCGGCGTCGTACCGGCGCGGGTGCGGATTCCAGGCCCGGATCAACAGGTCGGTCTGCGGGTTCAGCTTGTACTGGCCCCCGCCGTGGGTAATGGAACGGCGCACCATGATGTCGTCGCCGCGCCGGTACACCTCGGAGGAGGAGCAGACGTACCACTTGTCGGACTCGGCGTTCTGATAGCCCTCGGCGACGATGTAGCAGTCACCGGCCACCATCATGTTGATGCCCATCAGGCGCTGTGCCTGAGCCTTCGCGGCGGGGGAGCCGAACATGGTCTCGGCGATCAGCTTGACCTTGGCGTCCTCCACCTCGTCCCCGACCACACCGTCATCGGTGACCTGGGCGGCGTACATGCGGCAACGGCTGATGGAGTTGCCCATCCAGTTGACGACGAACCGCATCTCTCCGCAGATGTCGTAGTGGCGCCACGCCTCCCACTGCCAGCGGTGGTCGCCCAGCTTGAACATCTGCCAGGAGGCGGCGTCACCCAGGTTGATCGGTACGGCGGCGCCGATCAGGGCGTTGGCGGGCCGGGTACCGGGGCCTTCGAGCCCCCCGGCGGGTACCAGCTTCGCCTTCCTGTTCAGCAGCCCCATCCGGTCACCCCTTCACGCGCGCAAGCGCACCGGCCGCAGCGGACAGGGCCAGCGCGAGGGCGGGCACGAACAGCCACGGCGAATCGCCGTAAGCGTAGATGATCGGGGCGGCGGGGATGGCGAGCCAGATGGAGACGCACCAGGGGCACAGCAGGAGGTAGGCCAGCATGTCGTGCCTGCGCTCCTTGAGCGCGGTCACGATGGCATCGCGGGGGCGGGCGGTGATCATGTCCATCGTGACCAGCACGATTAGGCGGGCGAACGCGGCCAGGTAGACCGCGTAGAAAGCAGTAGAGCCGGGCATGACCACCATCGTAGGTGGTCAGCCCGGCTCGGCTGGTAGGCGGCTGGTCAGCGGTTCAGCAGCGCGGCAAGAGTGTCGGCCGATCCCGCCATATCCTCCAGCAGGCTGGCAGGGTCGGAGATCAGGACGGCGGCCACCGGCCGCATCTCCAGGTCGAACGACCAGTGCGCGATGGCCTGCTGCTCGGCGAAGGCGTGACGCTGGGCCATGCGGGCGGCGACGTCGCCGTAGGCGTCCGCCTTGTCGTCGGGAACCTCGAACACGACCATGAGCTTCATGGCGTTTCCTTTCTAGCTCTGCTGGGTGGTGAGGGTGAGCGCCACACGCTTGGCGATCTGGTAGGTGTCGTCGTCGAAGAACACCATGCGGACCTCCTGCACGGCGGTCTGCGCGCGGGTCAGGACGGTCAGGGCCTGCCGGACGGCGTCGTCCTTGGGCCATCCGTACACGCCAGCGGAGATCAGCGGGAAGGCGACCGTGCGGGCGCCGAGGGTATCCGCCTGAGCCAAGGACTCCGTGTAGCAGGATCGCAGGGTGCTCCGCTGGTCCTCGGCGTCGTCCTTGGGCCAGCCGTACACGGGGCCGACGGTGTGGATCACGTGTGCGGCCTTCAGGTTCCCGCCGGTGGTGGAGACGGCCTGGCCGGTGGGCAGGCCGCGCGGGTACAGCGTGGCGCGGATCTCGCGGCATTCGGCCAGGATGGCGGGACCGCCCGCGCGGTGAATCGCCCCGTCGACTCCGCCGCCTCCGAGCAGGCTGGGCTTGGCGGCGTTGACGATGGCATCGACTTCCTGGGTGGTGATGTCCCCGACCAGCAGGACGATGCGCATTCCGACGGGGCGGGCCTGGGTGATCCGGGCGGTGATGCCGCGCTCGTGGACGAAGCCGATGATCTTCCAGCCGACGTAGATCCCGGCCAGCAGGGAGAGGATGAGCAGGGCGCCCCACCAGGCGTATGAGGTGACGGTTTCGGTGTGCATCAGATCCAGCTCCTCGGTACGGCGTTGTGGTCCCGGGTGGCGGTGTCGACGTGGTGCCAGCCGGAGTACAGCCCCTTGGCGCTGGCTTCCAGAGCGGTCAGGAATTCGCAGGGCTGGCCGCACTCGTGCAGCTCCTCGGGTGTGCCGATCTTGACGATGCAGCGGCTCTTGTCGCGGTCCATGGTGTCCTCCCCTTACCGGTCGTGCAGTTTGGTGAGCAGGAACACCGCGCCGATGACGGCGATGTTGACGGCGATGAACCACGGGTGGTGCCAGGTCCAGATGGCCCAGTCCCAGCGGGTCCAGAACAGCTTCTCCATGGTGTCCTCCTCGATCTGTCTGCTGACAGCATACAGCCCCCTGTGCGAGCTGCACAAGGGGCTGTAAACGCCGGACGATCAGTGGATCTCGGCCACCGAGGGAACGTCGGTCGAGACGGCCAGGTCCACGTCGTAACCGCGCTTACCGTCGTCCCAGCGCCAGCCCGCGATACGGGCGGCGGTCCCCTCGTCGTAGGCGTGCACGGTCGTCTTCATGACCGCCTCCACGGGGACGGCCACCGTGAACGCCCGGCGCGGCGGGAGCGGCGCCAGGCCGTACGACGCCAGCACGGAGTTGGTGCCCGTGTCGCAGTCCCAGCGGGGGCCGGAGATGTTGCCCAGCATGATCACCTCACGCAGCATCATCAGCGTGGCGTCGACCGTGGTCGGCGCGTCGTCGGCGGCGGCCGTGCCGGGGTCCTCCGGGCCGGAGCGGAACGAGACGTCCCCGGTGACGGTGGCGTCGGGCACCGAGTGCGCCCGGGAGTTGCTGGTGAGCTGGTTGCGGAACTTCTCCTCGGCCTCGGCGCGGGTCTCGGCGTGGACGGTGATCGCCAGCGTGCCGGAGACGGGCGCCTCCAGAACGTAGGTGTTCTCGCCGGGGATCTGGTCGGTGACGCCCAGCTTGGCCAGCTTCTTGTTGGCCCAGTCGCGGCTGATCTGGCCGGAGCGCACCCAGGTCCGGGCGGTCGCGGCGATGCTCTCGCGCAGGGCGGACAGCTTGGTGGCCTCGTCGCTGTCGGCGTTGTCCTCGACCCATTCGGTCCAGGTCTCGCCGTCCATGAGCTGCATGTGATCTCCTCCATCGTGTGATCCGTCAGTTCCCAGACTACACGGTCGGGGCTAGCGCGTCCATTCGGGATGGACGAAGTTTGAGCCCCTGCCGTGGAGTCCGCGTTCGGACTCCGCCCCGGTGCCCGTGAGCCGTGGCGGGCCGCGCTCTGCGGGCAGCGCACGGCAGGGGGTGACACATCCCGGGGACAGATGTCGGGGCGCCCGGGACAGTGGACCGGCGAGGTTCGACCCCCGCCGGTCCGCCGCATCATGATCGAAAACGATGCGGGTGGTTAATGCTTGGCCCGTGCAAGGATCTCCCTGCGCTCCACCGGCGTCGTGCCGCCCCACACGCCGAAGGACTGCTCGGTCTCCAGCGCCCAGGCCAGGCACTCGAAGATATGCGGGCACGTCTTACAGACCGCGATGGCGGCGGCGTAGCCGGTGGCGTGCTCCGGATAGAAGGGGACCTTGCTCCCCTTGCAGGCGCGGTCGGCGTACGCAACCACGGGCGGCTCATCCCGCGCGGACGGTGGATCGAACCGGCGGGCGAGCATCAGGACTCCTCGTGCGGGGCGGTGACGTCGCGGTCCAGCGGGGTACCCGTGTCGGCGTGGTCCCGGTAGTCGTGCAGCAGCTCATTCAGGGCGTGCCAGGACTTATGTGCGGTGCCGTCGTCGGGCCGCTTCACGTACCTGTCTCGGATCCGCTTGATCCAGGCGGCCACGTCGCTGCCACGCCGGGCCTCGTGCGGCTGTTCCCCGGCCCACTCGGCGAGGAACGCCATCAGCCCCTCATGGATCCGTACGGCCTCGGGGCTGTCGAACACCTGGTCGGCGGGACGCGGAAGCCAGCACATGCTGGCCGTGCCCAGCGCCTGCCCGACCGCTTCGGCCAGGGTGACGCGGGTGCCGTCGGTGCCATTCGGCCACCAGGCGTGGGCGGGCACGAACCCCGGCTCAGGGACGGGCTGCGGCCTCACGTCGGCCAGGGTGGCGGGCCGGTTCGTCCAGCCCGCATCGACCGCCCGCTGGCGCCACATGCTGCGGCTGTTGGCGACGATCTCGAACGCCCCGGCCAGCTTGGCGGCCTCCCGGACGGCGGACTCCTTGGCGATGATCAGGGCGGCATGGTCCTTGCTCAGGTCGGTGCAGGCGTTCAGGGCGTCGGCGAGGCGCTCGCGCAATTCGCCGATCTCGACGTCGGTCATCAGTTACGTCCCCTCGGGCGTCGGTTGAAGAACCAGTTCCAGGTGATCCGGGCCGGGACGCATCCCGGACGGCGGCGGTCGATGACCCTCACAGCCCTGCCTCCTTGCGCTTGATGTCGGACTCCCGGCGCTTGTCGATCAGGGCGGCGGCCATGCTCTCCGCGATCAGACCGGCCGCGAGCATGAGGATCAGGATCTTCACGACCAGCACCCAGCTCACAGGACGCCGTACCCGTGCAGCATGAACGCGGTGACGCCCCCGATGGTCAGGACGACGAACGCGGCGATGGCGTAGACGACGGTGATGATCGGGGTGCCCTCGACGGACGACGACTTGTGGGTGCTGCCCTT